ATGAATGAACGCATGTTACTCTCCGTTGTTATCTTCAAGAAAATCGAACTGCACAGAGATGCTAAAAGACAGCGAGCCAATCGATTTGCCGTGCTTTTCCGTGAGTATTTCACTGAGCATGTCAGCCAGATACTCGATGTCGCGCTCGGTTAAATTGTTTGGGTCGATAGTCTCATAGAGAAGCATCGTTACTCTCCGTTGTTACGCTGCGATGGTGTAATGGTGTGATTGGTCGGCTCGTTCGAGCTCAATCGTCAGGTCGACGTCGATGGTGATCGTCTCATGCTTGTCGACTGGGCGCAGCTTGCTGCCATAGTAGAGTTGGTGGTTACTCGTGAAGTAACCTGCACGGATGCCAAGTAGTCTAAGCAATGTGTTGAGCCGGTCTTTTGTTGTGACGCTCGGCCACCCGCAGCAATTCATGTGCAGGATGCGGCGCAGGGTGCCGGTGTCGGTGTCGAACGAATTATCCCACCACGCGATGCAGTTTCCGTGCAGATAGAGTGTCAGGCCGTCGGTGTAGGTGCGCTTGCCGTTGGATGGCTTGCCTTCAATAAACGCGCTGCAAACTTTGATGCTTTCCTTACGCATAACTTCTCTCCTAACAGTATGGCGCTTGAGATAATCGAACCCGTGCATCGGGCGCTTCGTAACTTCTGTAGTAACCGAATGAGTAGCGATAGCAGTCCAACGCATAGCCTCGTTTAACCATCTCACGACCCAAATCGGGTATGTCAGATGTGCTGCACTTCGCGACGATGCGATGGTGTGATGTTGTTTTGGTTGGGACGCAGGTTACTACGCTAGTCCCAATCAATCGTATGAGTGCTGAACGTGCAGCACGACCGTGCATTGTGTTTAGCTCTTCGGCGTCGATGCCGTAAAGACGGAACTTGTTACCATCGATAGTAATGGTGTCACCGTCCTGCACGACAGCGGTGCCGGTGACTGGCGGACAGATTGCCAACCAGCCACAGAGCAGCGCGCGCATCATGATAGCGCACTATCGCACGTAGGCTGCGATGTATGGGGTTGCGATAATGAGCGCTAGCGCGATGCCGATAGACGACACAATGAGAGTGAACTCATCATCAAGCATGACGCTTCCTCCGGTTACGCTTGGGAGTAACCGGGACCGGCACGAACACGACAGGTTCGATAGGGCCAAGGCGAGCGATCTGTTCTTTGATATAGCGGTCTACGATAGTCTTTAGGTCATAGCGTGTGTTGGTGTTACGGCGGGACATGGGTGGTTACTCCAATGGTTACCTGAACGCAGGCTCAGTGCCGCGCGGGATGGGGTTAGCGTCAAGTGATCTGACGTAACAATCGTAGTTATAGTTTTGTTCGATGAGCTTAGGCTGCTCGCCATACTTAGCTATGTAGGACGTGATGAACGTCCCCATATCGACATCCTCCTCGAGGAAGAATGTGCGGTTACTACTATGGTAATAGGACCAGCGCGTGAAGTCCCATGGATGCAAGCCAACATCGATCATGTCGTTAAGCGATACTTCAAGCCACGCATGGCCCGGATCACAATGGCAGACGTATGGGTGGTGAGCTGACATGGTTACTCCTATTGTTACTTGACGGGTTCGATGGTGAATGTGCGTACTTCATTCTCGCAGATAGCAGCGACGTCATAGTGGTTGGGGTTCTGCAGATCTTCCTCGTAGAGGAACACGGTACCGGGCACGAGCTCTAGTGCATCGTTAATGTTGCGTGCCGTGCCATGGATGACGGCACGAGGATTAGTGCCGATAAGGATCTCACGTACCTGAAGCATGGTTACTCTCCTTAGTAAAAGATACGGACTGAGAAGTTATGGGGGATTGTGACTGCATCCTCGCCTATGCCGTCATAGCAACCGGAGTAGACGATATAGCAATCGTCATCCCATAGACCGGGCAAGCCGAGGAAGTAGGCGTGCATCATAAGACCGTAGCAGAAGGGGTTCATGTTACTCTCCTAGTTACTATGGGGCGGGATGGTTGAGTGGTGTTATGGTGTAAGGCGGGGGGCTCGTGCCCCCCGTTACTCTGGATTGTTACGCTGCTTTGCTGTCGAGAATTGAGAGCTTAGCGAGAAGCGCGCGGCGTTCTGCGTTGGTTGCCATGAAGGATAGAGTAGACTGCACGAGGGATGCAGCTTTGGTGACTGAGCTTAGGTCGACCGGGTTTTCGTCCGCGTCGTTAATCTTGACTGCGGCTTCGAGTGCAGCAAGCGCTTGCTTTAGTTTAGTCTCGACTGATGCGGGCTTAGCCTCGCCCTTGCAGAGTGCATGAGCGATAGCATCGTCATCCAAGGCATAGTCTGGTGACTTGAGCTGGTCACGGATCACTTGCACATAGCCTGTATATGCAGCCTTTAGCTCAGCACCCTCAGTCTTGAGGTTACCATAGATAGTCACTGCACGAGACATGACTTCTACGGCGTCGACGTTAACGAGCTGCCCGCATTCGATCATCTTGGTAATTTCTGATTTGGTTTTCTTGACGCTATCCTTGGGGCGGTCATGCACAAGAGCCTTGCCTTCTGCGCGGGCGAAAGTCTCAAAGATCAGCATTGCATCGTCGACGGTAATCAAGCCATCACGTGCAGCCTGCACGGTGCGGAGCGTGACGTTAGGCCATGCGTTCTTGCCCTTGCCGGACAATGCGCCGTCCTTGGTAATCTCGCCCAAGTATTCCTTGCGGAGTGTGTCGAAGCCATTGTTGAGGATTGCTACGTTAGTCATGGTGGTTCTCCTGATGGTTGGCATTATTGCCGGGTTACAATGATGGTAATGGGTGGTTGAGTGGGGTTATTCTTAATTCTACAATTCTACGATCATATACACGGTATAGGGGTGTTATGGTGTTACGGTAGAATAAGACCATCGCACCCGCTAGTTGAGATACCGTTATATATGTTTTGTAGAATATAGAATTAAGAATAAGAATAGAAGAGGAAGGGGGGCTCATGCCGGGTTACTTGACCCAGAACGGGCCTAACTATCTGTAGTTACTTACGTTTCTTGATTAGACGGGGGGCGTCGACAACCCATGCCGCCTGTGCCGCAGTCAAAACGGGCTCAGGACGGGCCGGAGCATATGCTTTAGTCTTAGCCTTAGGATCATAGGTCACATCGGACCATGTAAAGATCGCACCCTTGCGAGCGAAAGCTTTGATGCGTGATGCGGTCTTGTCGTTATAAGCCCAACCGGGATTTGTCATGGTGTTAGCCCTTGCGTGAGAAGAAAAAAGAGAAGCCGAAAGATCCGATGCGGACAAAGTGAAGCCCGCCAACCTTACGATAGGTCATGGTGTTACTCCGATAGTTACTGGCAAAGTTACAAACACGCGGGACTAGCGCCCCGCGCAATAGATGGTTGTGTGGTGTTGCGGTCGACCGTCTTATGTTTGTGGTTGCTAGCCCTTCCGCATGAGGCGGTCGCTTAAGTGTCACTCGGTTCCCCATACTTCGCACCCATGGGGGGATCATTCACCTAGCGCATCTTTTTAATAAGTCAGCGCGATGCGAGCGCCCGTTCCCAAATGGTCCCCCTATCGCGATGTCAAACAGCCTGAGAGCGTGGCCCTCACCCATGGCGGCAGATAATCGAGTGGGTTTTTTCTCACCGTCTTATCGTCGTCTGGTAACCATGGTAGTAACCGGCTGAGTGGGGTTTTGGAGGGGGGCGGGGGGGTATATGGACAGGGGAGGGGGGTGGGGGGGTGGCTCTTTGTTAGGTACTTAAAAAATATATAAAACCAAAAAACCATTTGGTAACAATTACGTAACAACTACCAGTCTAGCCATAACACCATCGAACCATTAAACTGCGCGTATGAAGGTGATCGAAGTAACAGAATGGGATCAGGTGCAGGCGCTTGAGCGCATGATCCACTCACTGTCAGTCGCGATAGACAACATCGCGGACACGTCGCTTATTATGGAATTTGAGCGTGATATGGCGTGCCTCCTGCTTTTGCGGGAGGAACTTAAAGGCAGTCTAGAAACCCATAACGATCCAGAGATGCCGCATTAAGTCCATGCTGCAGCGCTGATACGCTGTTTTGGACCATTTGACCGCCTCTGGCCCATCAACCGCGCTGCGATCATACCGCTCATACCGCCATGAGCTGCAGTCGCCGCATATTGCAGTGCGTCAGAGATGTGAGAGAAGTCATTCTTGTCCGGCAGGGGGCGCAACTGACCCTGACGTGTTTTGGCAAAACGGTACCCGCCGTTCATACCCATGATGAGGTGCGGGCACCGACCACGGTCGAACATGATTGCCGGACCGCCGTCACGCTGGGCCAGCAGGAAACTTTCTACTGCGCGAAGACGAGCATCGATCTTGTTAGTCGGGGCGGGGTAACACATAAAACCTTCGCGCTTTAGCACGTCAAAAGATGTCTCTTCGTAAGACGTGGAGCGCTGGATACCTGCAGGGTCACCAACGATAACAACCGGTCTCCCCATGTACCGATCTTGCATAAGGGTGGGGCGTAGTGCTGTGCGGATGTGAAGTTCGAGGCCAACGTCGTCTGCCAGAATTTCTTCCAACACGAGCAGTCTGCCCTTGTGATCTAGCTGGCAGATTATGCTTGCAGGGTTGCGGCCAAAGTCCTGCCCAATGATGAGAGGGTGGACCATAACAGGTTCGAGCTCATCGACGACATGGAACTGCTGCTTGAAGGATGAGCGGAACACAGCCGAGCCCGAGGGGTCAGCTCCGTATTGTGCATGAACGTAACGCTTGACCCAGTCTTCACCATTAGACCGTGACAGGCGCTCATAGTACTCCCGACCACCCGGTAGGTTGTCGATGTTCTCGGCGTTTTCTTCTAGGCCACCCGGTTGGATGAAAACCTGCCAGTCCGCAGGTACATCTTGGTCCATAAGCTTCCACCACTCGCTGCCGACAGTCGGCATGTTGGTGTCAGCGATGATGCCGAACCAGCTTGGGCCACCTTGGGCCTTGGATGGGTAACGGCCACAGCGTCCCGCGATAGCAGGTACGAGCGCAACGTCGATTTCGATACATTCTGAGAGCCATGCACCCGTGAGCTGGGACGATAACAGGCGTCTTTGGTCCTCAACGTCCTCTAATGGGATCAAAACCCACTCACTTTTGACGTCTCCGATGGTGATATAGACGGTGTTTTCGGACACTTTATAGGTCGCAATACCCTCTAACCACGTCGTAATGTCCTTCAAAACGGTCATTTTTAGCTGTGAAAGGGTCTGTCTGAGGATGGCAAAACGGGTATGTCGGAAGCCATCTGGACCCGGTTTTTGCTCACAAGCACGCCTAAAAAGCTCAAAAAGGCACGCTGTTGTCTTACCAGAGCCCACCGGACCAGCGATAAGGCGGAAAAATGCCTCTGATTTCATGAAAGCGGCGCATGTAGGCGGGGCAGTGAAGTTGATGTTGGGCATCAATGGGCCTCTTCGGCGTCAATTACTATGGGTGGTAACTGCTTCTCAAAGGTGAGCTTGCTGTCCTGACCGAGATTGATGGTCACGGAGAACTTCTCACCCATGCCTTCCACACCGACACCATTCTTGGCGAAACCGGCGAGGTCGCGAGCGAGTTTGCCCGCTTCGATCTTTGCGTTGAGGTTCTCTGAGCGGTCGTGCATACGCATGTTCAGCTCAGGGAGCCACTCTTCTAACATAGCTGCCGCCTTCAGCTTCACACGCTCGTGTGTATTAAGAGAGCCGTGCCATGCCGAGGCTTCGCTCTCTAGGTAAAGCTGGAAACGGGGGAGGGCGGCGATACGCTCGAACTGGTCTTTGGTGATATTGTGAGTGTTTAGTATTTCGTCGAGCGGTCGAATATCCATTGCGATTTCGCGAGCGAGTTTCAGAAGTTCAAGCTCACTAATCTCGCTTTCGGTTGTAACGAGGGCAGTCATTCGAGCTCCCACTGGGGATGAATAGTTGTCAAGTGGGGTCACCATACTGTATCTAGTGTAGGTTCGTCGAGCTGGGCGAGCGCAACGGAACATATTTCATGGCTGAATTAGTCGGAATGGGCGTCCTTCGAGTAGTGGGACCAGCCAAACTTACAGCCGCAATGAAGGCGGCTGATGAGGAGCGCGCACAGCAGCAGGATGCTTCGCAACAGCCCGCGATGACGAGCTTGGCTCAGTATATCCGCGAGCAGTTCGACATCATGAAGAGGCACCGGAACTCAGGTAATGCTGGGTGGACGGAGCGTCTTTTGCGAGCTCTTCGCGTGTTTAAGGGTCAGTACGATCCGACGCAGCTTGCCGAGATCCGCAAGTTTGGTGGGTCGGAAGTGTATGCCCGCATCGTGGCCATGAAGTGCCGAGGTGCCTCGTCACTCCTTCGCGATGTGTACTTGGCACCAGACCGTCCGTGGGGCCTCGACCCGACACCGGACCCGGATATCCCGGAAGAAGTTCTCCAGTCTGTCCAGATGTTAGTACAGTCTGAACTATCAATGCTTACGGCGCAGACCGGACAACAACCTGATCTAACTCAGGTCCGTGACCGTACAACTCAGCTCGTTGAAGCGGCGCGTCAGGCAGCTAAGAAGCGCGCCAAGAACCGTACGCGCCTCGCTGAGGACAAGGTCGACGAGATCCTCATTGAGGGCGGGTTCTATAAAGCACTGTCGGAGTTTTTGTCGGATCTCCCGCTGTTCCCGTTTGCTGTGCTCAAGGGTCCGTTCGTTAAGATCGTACCAACAGTGCAGTGGAAGAACGGTCAAGCTGTGGTGATGCAGAAGCCACGTCTTATGTGGAAGCGCGTTTCTCCATTCGATATCTGGTGGACGCCGGGTGTCTCCGACATCGAAGACGCAGCAGTCATTGAGCGTGACCGCATAACACGCACGGACCTTAACGACCTCCTCGATCTTCCCGGCTACAACCATGACGCCATCCGAGCAGTGCTCGATGAGTACGGTCGTGGTGGTCTGAACGAAGATTGGGATGCGTCGGATAGCGAGCGTGCTGTTAACGAGAGCCGCGAAGATCCGCACGTAAACCAGTCTGGGATGCTCTCAATCCTTGAGTTCCACGGCAATGTGCAGGGTCGCATGTTGCTCGAATGGGGCATGGACAAAGAGCAAGTACCCGATGCGATGCGCGATTATTTCGTGCAGGCGTGGCTGGTCGGACGCCATATCATCAAAGTTCAAATGAGCCCGAGCCCGCGCAAGCGGCACAACTATTTCGTTACGTCGTTCGAGAAGGTTCCCGGCACGGTTGTCGGCAACGCTCTTCCCGACATTCTCGACGATATTGAAAGCGTGTGTAACGCTTCGCTGCGTGCTCTGGTTAACAACCTGTCTATCTCGTCCGGCCCTCAGGTCGTCGTGAACGATGACCGACTGTCGCCCGATGAAGATGGCGAAGAGCTCTATCCATGGAAGCGCTGGCACGTTCAGAGCGACCCAATGGGTGGTGGCGGTAGTTCTAAGCCCGTCGACTTCTTCCAGCCGAACTCAAACGCTACGGAGCTGCTTGGTGTCTACCAAAAGTTCTCAGAGATCGCCGATGAGATCTCGGCAATCCCGCGTTACCTCTCTGGCGCTGGTGCAGGTGGTGCGGGTCGGACAGCCTCCGGTCTGGCGATGCTTATGGGTAACGCCAGCAAGGTTCTCCAGACCGTTGCGTCGAACGTCGACCGCGACGTCCTCGATCCGCTTCTGAGACAGCTTCTCGACATGCTGATGCTCACCGATCCTACAGGCATCCTACAGGGCGATGAGACCATCAAGGTCATGGGCGTCTCTGTTGCAGTGCAAAAAGAAACGCAGCGTTCGCGTCAGCTTGAGTTCTTGCAGATCACAGCTAACCCCATTGATACCCAGATCATGGGTCCGAAGGGTCGCGCGTCTGTCCTCCGATCTGTCGCTTCAACCATCGGACTGGACGGTCACCCGGTTGTTCCGAACGAAGATGATCTCGACAAGCAGATCCAGCAGATGCAAGCTATGGCTCAGGCTGGGGCGCAAGCTCAGGGCAATCAGGCACCACAAGGCGGGAATGTCACTGGCGACATGGGTCCGCGCACCAACATCGCAGGGGGTTCCCAGTGAAGTACAAGCCGAACCATAAAGCTGGTAAGCTCGTGAAAATTAACAGCTACGAGCAAGGTGGGTCTGTCCGCGCCGCTGATACATCTGAAGGCGGTCGTGAGGCACGCGATGTTAGTCGCGGAGCTGACTATCGTTATGCGAAATGGTCGATGGAACGCCAAGCTCAAGAAAATGAGATGGACGAAAAGATGGGGCGTCCCTCAGCCGGTTTGCCCATCATTGTGAAAGTAGATGGTCGTCCTAGCCCAGCAGATACAGGCCGCGTGCGAGGGAAGAGCATCACAGATGCGATTGAAGAGAAATATAACAATCCTAATAGCGCTCGCGCTCGTGCTCGCGCCGCCAAGAGCAAGGACGACGAGTGATGAAGACGAAGCCGAATACCGATGCCGGTAAGCTGGTAAAGGTTAATCATTACGAGCAGGGCGGTCTTGTTTCTATTAAGATCTGTACCTCTGGTTCGTCAGATTACTCGAAGGGCAAATCCATGGAAAAGGAAGAGCCTGAAGAGGAAGAAGATGAAGAGGAAGAAGACTAATGGCTATCAAGTTCACAAAAGTCTCTTCCAAGCCACCACGCGCTAAGGCGATTAAAGGTGGCGAAGTATCAGCTCCGCAGTTGTCGCAACTTCGCGGAAGGGGTCAGAACGCTGGTGGGTCGCCTAACGACCTACGCAAGCTGTTCCCAAAGAGTTCACGTTCTACTCCGAAAGTGAAGGTTCCTTCCTTCAGTGACGGCGGAATGGTGAATACGACCAACAACTACAAGAAGAGTTGTTGTTAACCTTGGCCAAGGTACAGGAGTAGTGGCAATGAAGTCTAAAGTGACGAGTGGTCCGAAGGTCTCCTTCGCGACTGGTGGTGGTAAAGGCAAGATGACGGGCAAGAAGGTTCTTGACCAAGCGGCTGGCCGTACAGGCCCGACGGGTTCGGCTACAGGCCAGTTCCCGATGGGTGGTAAAGGCAAGATGGCTGGCAAGGGCGCTGCTACGCCCGCTAAAGCCCGCTGAGTGTCTTCGTGAAGAAGCCCTCGGTTAGAGACTATCGGAAGGGAGAACCCATTCTCCCTTCCAAAAAAGCAGTGAATGAGCTGACTAAGTCAGGCTCAATCACTAATTACGCTAAGCTGACACCCGCTGATGCCTCAGGCAAACAGCAGGTCAAGCTGCGTAAAATGTATGGTGGTCGATGAGTGATCGCGACCTCATTCTCGCTGCCGCAAAGTTAGCGAGAACTGCCCCCGAGACTTGGAATGAGTTCTTGGGGGCATTTGTTTCCTACACAGATATCCAAATCTCCAACTGTATCTCGTCGCCGCTAGAAGAACTTCAGCGAGCCCAAGGCCGTGCTCAAAACGCGAGTACGCTCCTTCGTCTTTTGCGTGAAGCTCTCAAGAGTGCCGACCAGATCGAAAGAAAGACGAAATAATGGATACCAACCGAGTTGACCCGAATGTTAAAATCCCCGCCGCTGTACTAGCCGCTGGGGCCAAGGCAGATGCGTACTACCAGCAGGAAGCTGCTGCTCAGGATACCGAGAATGGGAACACGGAAGAGAAGCCAGAAGAGACCGCCTCTGAAGCCTCGAACCAAGAAACCATTGAAGCTACCCAGACAGAGGCCAAGGAAGCCCCTATTACGGGAACTCCTGAACAGCCTAAAGCAGAAGATGAGCAGTCTTGGGAACATCGTTATAAGTCGATGAAAGGCCGGTACGACCGCGCCAATGAACAGATGAGATCGCTCTCTGAGCAGGTTGCCAGCTTGCAGAACGTCATTGCGACGATGCAGGTTTCCTCTGCTGCACCGGCGGAGAAAGGCGAAGAAGCTGCGATTGAACGCTTGATTACCCCCGAAGAGGAGAACGACTACGGTCAGGAGTTCCTCAAGGTTGTTGGTAAGAAAGCAAAGGAAGAACTTCTTCCAGTAATCAACAAGTACGAAGCTAAGATCGCCGAACTTGAAGCACGTCTTCAGGGAGTAAACGGCTATGTCGCACAAGATGCGCGTACCCGTATGCTCTCGTCACTAGATGAAAAAGTGCCCAACTGGCGTGAAATTAATAAGGATGAGAACTTCCTTACTTGGCTCCAGTTGCCAGACCTTTATTCTGGTGCTATTAGACATGAACTATTGAAAGCCGCGTTTGAGCGGAACGATACCCCTCGGGTGCAGGCTTTCTTTACAGGCTTCCTCGCTGAAGAGGCTGCTTTGGACCCCGCGAGTGCGGAGACAGGCCGGACAGAAGCTCCCGCCAAGATGTCTCTGGAAAACCTAGCGGCACCGGGCAGAGCCAAGTCTGCGGCAGCGACATCTGCTCCCGCTGAGAAGCCCATCTTCACGCGCGCTCAAATCTCGAAGTTTTACGCTGACGCGGCTGCTGGAAAATTCAAAGGCCGTGATGCGGATCGGGATCGCCTAGAAAGGCAGATCTTCGAAGCTGAGAGAGAAGGGCGCATCAGATAACCTTCTCTGAGGAGCCACTACAATGGCAATCAATCAAGCTGGGGCAGGTACTACCCCCGTTCTTTGGCCCGCCGGTTCGTCCGGTTCGGGTAACTTCTATACGACCGGTTTCGTTCCTGAAATCTGGTCGGGCAAACTTGTCGAAAAGTTTTACGCGAACACCGTTCTGTCGGCGATCTCGAACACCGACTACGAAGGTGAAATCCGTAATCAGGGCGACAAGGTCAAGATCCGCACGAAGCCGACGGTTTCGATCAAGGACTACCGCCTCGACGGCGACCTCGAAATCGAGCGTCCGACGGGCAACGTCCTCGAACTGGCCATCGACAAGGGCAAGTACTTTGCTCTCGCGCTGGACGACGTCATGGAGATCCAGTCGGACCTCAACATCATGTCGATGTGGGCTGACGACGCTTCGCAGCAGTTCAAGATCACGGTCGACACGGACGTCCTCAAGGGCATCCTCGGTCAGGCCGATGTCAAGAACCGTGGCGCGACTGCCGGTAAGATCTCGGGCAACATCAACCTCGGTGCCACGACCTCTCCGCTTGCCCTCAAGGCTGCGAACCCGGCTTCTGGCGAAGTTGAAGTTCTCGACGCCATCCTGCGCATGGGTCAGGCTCTTGACGAACAGAACATCCCGGAAAATGGCCGTTGGCTCGTTATGCCGGTTTGGGCTGCTAACCTCGTCAAGCGCTCGGAACTTCGTCAGGCTTACCTGACGGGCGACAGCGTCACCCCGCTCCGTAACGGCCTGATCGGTCAGGTTGATCGTTTCACGATCTATACCTCGAACCTGCTTCCGGCTGGCGTTGCTGGTGGCCTCGCCGCTGGCGAATACGCCATGTACGCGGGCCATGCCCACGGCTTGACGTTCGCCTCGCAGTTCACGAAGGTCGAAACGATCCGCTCTGAGCGTTCGTTCTCGAACATCCTCCGTGGCTTGCAGATCTACGGCTACAAGGTCGTTGACGGCATCGCTCTGTCGCAGGCGATCATCACTAAGGCGTAAGCCTGAGAACTCCCCCCGGCTCGGTTGACGGGGGGAGTTTCTTCTTTCTTGTGGGGCTCTGATGGCGCTTGATACCGTAAACGATTACATCGTCTCGGCCCGACGCCTCCTCTTAGACGAGGTGGAGCCGTACCGTTATCCTACGGCTGATCTGGTTGAAGCTTTTAACTTCGCGTTTCTAGAAGCGCGTCGACTGCGCCCAGATCTCTTTCTTGCCAATTTTAGAGGCCAGCTTCCTAGTTACTCTCCTAGTAACTTGACTGCGTCTGTCTCCATTGATCCTCAGTATCGGCTGGCGTTCTTGTACTTTATGTGCGGGTTTGCCCAGCTTCGCGATGACGAGGCTACGCAGGATCAGAGAGCCTCTGGCTTCATGGCTAAGTTCATCGCTCAGCTCCAGACAATTTCGGCGTGAGGTCTAGATGGCAAACGCAGACTTCAACCGCCTGATGGATCAACTCAGGGTTCGACTTCCCGGTGCCTTGGACGGCACTTTGAAGTTAGAGCTCTTTTCGACCGTTGACGACTTCCTGCAGTCTACGAATTGCTGGCAGGAAGAAGTCCCGTTCGAAGTCAATCCGAGCGAAAAGACGTACTACGTTTTTACGATTGCTAACGCCTCCATCACACGTCTGATGGAGATCAGGACGTCTTATGGGTCTCCTGTATCGGCTAAGATGCCTGAGCCCGGTACGATCCAGCTTCATACTGATCCGGCTAAGGTAGAGACGTACGTTGCTACGGTATCTCTTACAATTACCGATCCGCCAGATAACGAAGGGTACCCGGAGTTTCCTGAGTGGATCTTAGGTCGCTATGCGAATGAGATCCTTGACGGGGTCTTGGGTCGGATGATGAGCCAAATTGCTAAGCCATACTCTCAGCCGCAGTTGGCGTCGTTCCACATGAAGCGCTTTTCTCAGGCCATTGGTAGAGCTACGGCAGAGACTATCCATGGCAACGTATACCGTGGCCAGCGCTGGTCCTTCCCTCAGACTTTCGCGTCTCGTAGAAAATTGCAGTGGTGATCCATGGCCAGTAAGATCAAGCTAGTCCAAGGCGATACACGACCGCAGATTAAGTGCGTGATTACGGATGCGAACACCGGGGATATCGTGGATATCGCAGGTTCATCTGTGCTCCTGAAGTTTCGTGCGTCTGGATCGTCGACAGTTCTTTTTAACCTGACAGGCTACCTGCAGGCTGGTTATGAAGACGCTGACGGTAACGTCACTCAGGCCCTTCCGGGTCAGGCGTACGATGAGCCGGGTTCTGGCGGTCGCGTTGCATTTCAATTCTCTACTGGCCAGCTCAATATCCCAGCCGGTCAGTACGAAGGCGAAATCGAAGTCACATTTCCGGCTCCAAACGCTGGTATTCAGACCGTCTATTCGCCCCTTATCTTTCAGGTTAGGAAGCAGTTTTGACGAAGATCGACAGCCTGCGCCTCAAAGCTGTAGCAGCGTACTCGCTGCTTAAAGCTCGTGCGCGCGTAGAGGCTGTCGAAGCTGAAGTTAAGCTAGAAGCCCTTGCCTCAGCCGCTTTACTGGTTGCAAGCGCATCCGCTAACGCTCTTTCTGTCGCTGTTCGCGCCACACTTCTGCAGGCTGATAACGTCGATACTGGTCGCTTCTTCATCCTTATTAATCTGGATGACGTAGCTACCACTCTCGACCAGCGTATTTTTTCCATTGCGAAGCTACGCGCGGACGAAGTCGACGCAATCGACCAAGCTATTCGTGGCGTTGGTAAGTCCTTGCAGGATGCCTTTATTGTTTCGGATACGAACGCGAAGGCTATCGGCAAGGGGCTGTTTACGATTGTTGCCAGCTCGGATGGCGACTTTGCTACTGCTATAAACAAACTTCGGCAGGACATAGTCCTAGCAAACGAAGATCTGTCCTATTCTTTGGACACGTCTCGTCAAGACACCATTACACAATCAGACCTTACTACCAACTTGGTGGGCAAGGCCGCAGTTGATACGGTAGTAACTTCGGATCTGTACTCTCGTACCGTGGCCTACGTACGCGAGTTCTTGGACGTAGCAGACGCGACAGACGATATCTCGGTTGTGGCTTTGACCGACGACGGTCAGGTCATGTTCCTGAATAAGGCTCTACTCGATACGGTTCTGACTTCAGAGAACCACCAGTTCGATATGAGCGTACAGCGCTCCGATACGTTCTTGGCGACTGAGCAGGCTGTACATGACCTTGATAAGCCGACTTCCAGCACAGTCCATACTTCTGACTTGTTCTATACGTCGGCTGAAATTGCTACGACTGATAATGCACATACGTTCGAAGATCGGACGGTAGAGTTCTACAAGGGGTCTACTGATGCTGTAATCAGTTCTGAGATCCTGACTAATGCGTTTACAAAGTCACTCAATGACTTTGTAACAACTACCGACAGCATCCTACGGGACATCAACTTTGTAGCGTTGGACGTAGTTACCAATAGCGAGCTTGTTGAAGTTGTCCGCATCGCTGCAGGTGGCGTCCCCCCGCAGCTAGATAATCAAACAATAACAGATACTTATGCGCCTACGTTATACAAAAACTTGTATAATGGGGTTTCGGTTACAGACGACTTTGACGGAACTACTACGACAGAGGACGATCAGACTACTATCTTCAATAAGGCAGTAGTCGAGAACCTAGTCTTAGTTGAGCAGCGGCAAGTATCGCTGCAGAAGCCATTGGCTGAAGTTCTTACAGCAAACGACACAGGTGGGCTGTTTTGGACTGATTATTGTGATAGTACATACTTCTCACAGGGGTATGTCGGCCAAGAACGAACTTTTACTTGAGGACAGAAGATGCAGAACATCGACACTCTCAAAGCTACCGGTGAGCTCCGCGTTGTGCTCTCTGGTCCTGACGGTCAGGTAAAGGAGGATGTTCTCCTCAAGAACCTTGTCGTGAATACCGGTCTCAACTTCATCGTTAACCGTATGAAGGACGCTACGGCTAGCGTCATGAGCCATATGAGCCTTGGCACGGGGACGACCGCCGCAGCCGCTGCTGATACGACGCTTGAGACCGAGATTTCGGCAAGTCGCGTTACGCTGACAAGCACGACAGTGACGGCTAACCAGATCACGTACATCGCCTCCTTCGCCGCTGGCGTTGGTACTGGCGCGGTCACGGAAGCTGGTATCTTTAATGCCGGTACCGGTGGTACAATGCTTTGCCGCACGGTGTTCCCGGTGGTTAACAAGCAGGCGGGTGACAGCATGACGGTCACTTGGACGGTCACGGTCAACTAATCGGTAGGGGGCTCAGATGGCAGCAGAGATCACGACCCGCGAGGTTGGACCTACCGCCAAAGGTAGCCCCCTAACCAACGCAGAAGTGGACCAGAACTTCATCAACCTGAACCAAGAAATTCAGGACACGCAGGCTTCTATCGAGCCGATTGCTAATGATGTTGCTCTTGTCCTATCCATAGCGCTTGGGTGACGAATGGCCACAAGTTTCATCAATGCCGTTGCACGGAATGTTGGCACAGCCGAGGCTGTGGTCTACACTGTGCCCGCAGGGTCGAAGGCGATCCTGATTGGGTGCAACCTTGCCAATAAGACGGGTGGCATTTTGCCGGTGAGCTTGATCCTTCGGAAGGCAGGCGGCGATACGTTTATCGTTAAAGATCTTCGGATCGGTAACGGTGAAAACGTCGAGGTTATGCGTGGGAATAAGCTCGTTCTGGCGTCTGGCGATGCCATCATAGCTCAGAGCGTGCTTGCCGACGCATTTGATGTTATAGCGTCTATCCTCGCAGGGGTTTCGTAATGGCGGGCTTTTACGAAGGTAGCGATCTCGCTGATAAGACCTTTTACGGCTTTCGGTTTAACCCGGATGACGGTGGTCTCGTCATGGAGATTATTAACGATGGGTCACCTGTTGTACTTCCCCAAGATGGGGTAGTTGACAAGTACGACTATAAGCAGTGGTTTTGGACGCGCGATACTGTGCAGTTCCAGTGGGCATCTAACGGACATCTTCAGGCGAGGTTCCTATGACAACTTTGATTGACCTTGGGAAGCTCCGCTTCAGCTTCAGCGGCGACTGGTCTTCGAGCACCGTTTACGAAACGAATGACATCGTTAAGTACGGCGGTAACGTCTACGTCTATACCTACGGGCTGAAGACGTCAGGACACCTGCCGACAGAGACTGATTACTGGGCTCTGATGGTTGAGGGTATCAAGTTCAAGGGTGCCTACGCCTCTGGCACAGCTTACAAAGTCGGCGACGGCGTTGCTCACGGCGGTAAAGTTTACATCGCGATTAAGGACACGACGGGTAACACCCCGCCGAACGCGACTTACTGGTCGCAGTTCGCGGATGGTATTCAGTACGAAGGTGCTTATAGCGGAGCTACACAGTACCAGAAGAACGACGTTGTTCAGTACGGCGCGTCGGCGTACATCGCCAAGCAGGACACCTCGGGCAATCTGCCGACCAACACGACCTTCTGGGATCGGTTTGTCGAGGGTATTTCCGCTGCCGGTATCTGGTCTTCTGCAACTGCCTACGTCCCCGGCGATGTCGTAGCTTATGGCGCGAACATTTACAAAGCTACGGCCAACAACACTAATCAGCTCCCTATCAATAGCACGGGCGTTCTGAACTCTGCTTATTGGCAGTTGTTCAATGAAGGCATCCGTTCGCGCGGAGCGTGGACGACAGCTACAGAATACTACATTAACGACGTGGTTAACCACGGCGGTAACTCGTACATCTGTGTTGTTCGTAATGCTTCAACTACGTTCGAGACGGACCTCGCTGCTAATAAGTGGGTGAAGTTTAACAGCGGCATCCGCTGGCGCGGTGCATGGGCGACTGCCACATCATACCTTCGCGATGATGTTGTGAAGGATGCTGTCGGTTCGGCTTACATCGCGACTATAGATCACACCTCTGCCGCTGACTTTAATACCGACCTTACAGCTAGTAAGTGGGCAGCGTTTGTTCTCGGTGGCGCAGACGTTCTTCCGGCTATTGTCTCTGGTGATAATGGTCGCTCGCTTACTGTTTCTGCTGACGGATCGACGATTGATTGGATTGGTGCAACAGCTTCAGACAAGGTTTTCTGGGTTGCTCCGCACGGTGTAGACGCGACTACGGCTGGTAAGAACCAAGCCTATCCGTTTGCGTCGATCAAGTATGCTTGCCAACAGGCTCCGACTGGCTCAACCATCTTTGTCAAAACTGGTACTTATTCGGAGCAGCTTCCGATTGTTGTCCCGGCTAACGTCGCCATTGTTGGTGATAATCAACGTACCGTCATCGTGCAGCCTAAGGCTGGTTTGAGCGATGATGGCGTAACTCCAAACAACCAGTCGACTATGTTCCAGATGAGCAATGGCTCAATCCTGAACAAGATGACGTTTACTGGTATGACCGGTTGGGTTCCGGGCACAACAGCCGCCGACGTCACAACTTCGACGATTAAAGGTGTGGTCGTTGGGTTCAATCCGGCTTCGCCGATTACCCATAAGTCGCCCTACGTTCTGGAGTGCGCGTTTATCGGTTCCGGTGCGATTGGCGCTCTGATCGACGGCACGGTCCATGCGACCGGTGCGAAGACAATGATCTTCCACGGTTACACCGTCATCAACGACAACGGTATCGGCTACTGGGTGAAGGACGGCGGTAAGGCTGAAATCGTCTCCTGTTTCACCTACTACTGCTACTTTGGCTATACCGCGTCGGGTGGCGGCTTCATCCGCGCACTCAACGGTAACAATAGCTATGGCACTTGGGGTGCAACGTCGCGTGGCTTTGACGCTGGCGAAACCCCAGTAACAGGTGCGTTGCTCGGCCAGCAGCTCAACTTCTTGTACGGTGGTGGCAATATCAACGTCGGAGATACGGTCACTTCGGCGACCGGTTCGGCGACTGTGACCAATGTCCAGACGACTGCTAACAAGGTGTACGTCCGCGATGCGACCGGTACGTTCACAAGCGGTCAGGCGCTGACCTTTACAGGTGGCGGCACAGGGACGGTTTCGAACGGCGCTCTGGAAAATCAGAAGGGCTTCGTGCTGGTGATGAATAACCTCACCGCACTGCCGAAGCCCGGTCAGTCGATCCAGATTACTGGCGACACGTTTGCCTATGTGGTGCAGAGCGTCACGGGTACTTGGACCAACGCCAGCAGCATCATCACGGTTGTTCTGGCACAAGAAAAGCCGTCAGGTTCTGCCAGCGGTGCGGTTGTTACGCTTCGCTCGAAGTACTCGCAAATCCGCCTTACCGGTCACGACTTCTTGTCGATTGGCACGGGCGGTGTTTCGACAACCAATTATCCGGGAGAGCCGACACAACCGGCAGCGCAGGGTAATGAGACGGATGAAGCTTTCCCCGGTCGCGTGTTCTACGTCTCGACCGACCAAGATGGTAACTTCCGAGTTGGCGAGTACTTCCGCATCGACCAAGCAACGGGCCGTGCAACTCTTAACGCCAGCGCGTTCGACCTCGCCGGTCTGACCTCGCTGCGACTGGGTTCGATTGGTGCGCAGCTCGGCGAGACCATCAACGAGTTCTCGTCGGACGCTACACTGTCGGGTAACTCCAACACGGCGGTGCCTACTGAGTACGCGGTTAAGACTTATGTTGATACGGGTCTCGCTAGCGTCGGCGGATCGTGGAATACCAAAACCGCAAACTACACGGCGGTCTCTGGAGATTTCCTCTTCTGCAATACGACATCTGGTCCGTTCACGGTAACACTCCCGGCATCGCCTTCGCTTAATGCGCGCGTGAAGATCGCGGATCTAGCTGGCACGTTCCAACAATTCAATCTGCGTGTCGCACGAAATGGACTGAAGATTATGGGTCTTAGTGAAGACCTATTCCTCGATGTCCAAAACGCATCTATCGAACTGACTTATTCTGGGGCCACCTACGGCTGGCGTCTGGTCTAACACGGAGAAATAACGATGGCTTTCCTTTCGCAAGTCACTTCTGGTACCCAGAACACAATCGGCGCTTTCAATACGATGTCAGGGCAAGCTATGCCGCGCGCATCGTATGCAATGATGTCGTTCAACACGTCGTCAACGTTTTGCGGAGCAGTATTCTACGACGGTGAGTTTCGGCGTATCGGGGCAGCGGCGAACTTAATCGGCCAGAATTACGCTGCAGGGTTTACTAACGATCTTGAGAACCAGAATACAACATATGTCCAAAATGCTGGGCAAATGTACAACGCTAGCATGGGACCAAATACACAAACAGCTATGTCAACATCATCGTATTCGCTCCCACTTTGCGGTACCGCGAGTATGGGCGAATACGGTCAAGCTGCTGCTTGGGCTTCTGAGCGTGGCATTATTATGTCATCGTCTCTCCGCTTCTTAACACAGACTGCAACCGCACCAGTCCGCGCTAATAGAGCTTTTGTTAATAGCGACCACGCCAATAAGAAGCTGACTATGCAGTTTTCATCTGGGTGGCTTACTGTTAGTCCAGAGCAGACACCAGTTCCTTACGCTGTCACGGCTACTGATCCGTTCCCGCGTCCTAAGAAGAATTTAGCAAGCATCTTTACGACGTATGATGGCGGTAGCCAGATTACGTCTATGTACGGCTCCGCGTCCTATAACGCCGTTCGTAAAGAACTTATGGTCGCTTGCTTTACGTCTACGACTAGCGGTCGTGTCAATATCGGTATCTGGAAGAACTTTGATTTTGACGCTGTAGTGGGTAACGTGGCAACGCTTGGCAACCCTGACGTACTGCTTAATACAACTCTTGCATCTTGGGTAAACACCAACGAAGGGCGTTTTAACTCAAAATGGGTTCTCGTCGATGATGGTTCTATCTTCGTCAGCTCGTTTAACGAGAATAGCAATAACTATTATTTGTGGAAGATAACTCGCGCCACAGGCGATGCTTCTCTGTCAAATACACTTGTTGGCTCGCAAAGCATGACGACATCTTATGGGGTGGATCAGGGCGAGGCATACGGTCAGCGCCAAATGCAGACACGTGATGGTAGCATGGTTTGCGCTTGGGCAGTCTATTACTACTACCAGTGTGGTATGCGTGGGTGGGTTATCGACAAACGCAATAGCTCGTGGATCTCTTCGCCAACTAGCAACAACACTACCTCTGGTTCTTATCCTGTTAAATATCGCAACAACCAGTTTGCGTTTATTGAAAACGGGAATTTCTACGCTTCTAACTACACGGCAGCTTACATCTTTGGATATGCTTCACCGTCGCTGACGGCTGGTGGATCTCCAGATGTATTCACAACTACTGTGTATTTCCCGTCAGCACCGGGCCCAAATACAACTAACTATCCGGGTCTTACTCACGTTTCTGAGTTCGACTTCCAATCTAACCTTCCGTACTGAGGTCTGAGAAATGGCAAAACTTAAATTCAATGTCCTCGGCGATTTGGCTAACAACCCAGTTCTGGTTGTGACAGATGATGGGGCCTATGAAGCTCCTAACTCTAACCAGTTGCAGCATAGGTTCTACTATGACGCTGCAACAGACAGCGTTAAGGACCGATATGCCGGTAAAACCGACCGCCAAGTGCAAGAGATTGAGCACGCCGCAGCGGTTGCTCTAGCGGAAGAACTCGGCCTTCCGGCACCCCCTTCCCTCCCGGCTGCATGATGAGCCTTCGGGACGCTATCAAAGAGAAGCATGACAAGGCGGAACACCACCGCTTTGTTGTGCTTCTATTGTCCGGCGAAATGCCGGACAAAATCTATGCGGACTTCCTTGCCAACCAAGCGACTTGTTACGAAGCGCTTGAGCAGAAGATTTACCAGCATGGCATGTTTGATGGTATCGAAGACCTGTACAGGTCACAGCACATCTGGCGCGATTTTTACGAACTAGAGCGTGTGTCTGACATATACCCATCAACCAGAGAGTATATCCGCTACCTCGACTGGGTGAAGCCGGACTATCTCTGGGCTCATGTATACGGACGGCACTTCGCAGACCTTTATGGCGGGCAGATCATCAAGAAGGTCGCTCCCGGCTCATGCACCATGTACGACTTTAAGGATCGTGCAGAGCTGGTGAAGAAGGTTCGTGAGAAACTATCTGACGAGCTTGGAGAAGAGGCGAACCGGGTCTTTGACTTCGCCTTAAGACTGTTCGACGAGGTGTCGGATGCCCACGACATTCGCGCATCTTGACGCCCTTAAAGATCAAATCATCGCACGCTTCTCGTCTTACGAACCAGTAGACGAAGGCCACAGATACCCATGGCTTAACTGTGTCTGGCGTGCGGATACCTTCCGTCGCGCCCATCTCGACGTCGTCGACGTGCGGGACACGAAGAAGCTCTACATGATGCACCTGACGGTGTTCCCACACACTACTGACGGCTCGCCCATTTTTGGCTTTGACCTGATCGCAGGACCAAACAAAGTCACCGGAGCCTTCCACGATTTCAGCCCCATAGACCCCAATAGCCCGATGCTTGAGTGGTTCTCTAACCGGGTCAAAGGTCTTGAGTGGAGTAAGGAGAGATCTTTACCAGATTGGGCGCGCGAGATATTTAGCTCAAGCATGGTCGCTGCAGGTAACATCTCAGATCAAGCCGAACTGAAGACAGTTTTAGACTTAGTAGACGACACCCTGAACTACCACCTCAATAGCATAGGTGCTATAAGTGGCGAGTATACCGACGCTCAGAATAGGTATTGTCGCAACCAAAAGTGCAACCCGCATACGCCTAAGGTCATGATGTCTCTTGGCTTTGACGAAGAGACAGTGCATGACTTCATCCAGACATGCCTATTCCCGGAGTTGCCGCCATGCTCTTAGGAAGATACTTCAAGAGACCGACCGAGCGGAAACGCTACAACATCGACTATAGTATATGGCTCGATGACGATGAGCTCGTTGAAGAGGTTACTTTCGTAGTAACTCCTCAGACACAAAACCAGTTCGATGTCGACGAGTACCATCTCGTCGATGGCAAACTTGTAGTTTTCTATGTCTCTGGTGGCGAAGCCAATGTACAGTACGATGTCGAAATAAGGGCGCTGACCTCTAAAGGCGACACCGAAGTTAATACCATCTCATACAACTTGACAGCCCGGTGACCAACCATGGACGACATCCAGCGCACAGTCGGTAACTTTGAAGCCAAGATCGACCGCTTGGAGCGGGATGTTGCGACACTTATTAAGAACCAGAATGAGATGCTTCAGATCTTGCATCAGGCCAGAGGCGGGTGGAAGGTCATGGTTATGGTTGGCGGTGCAGCATCAGCCATTACAATCGCTGCCACCAAAGTACTTAGTTATTTATGGAGCCTTCCACGATGAACGTAGGACCAAAGGGTCGCAAGCTCATCAAGAGCTGGGAGACCTTCATCCCCTACTGCTATGACGACGCCAAGCCAAAGAAGCATTACAAGGGCGGGCCTGTTATCGGGATGTTAACTATTGGATACGGTCATACCGCCGCTGCCGGTGATCCGATCCCAGAAGCCGGGATGGTTATCACTAAGGCTGAAGGCGAGAATATCTTCGATAGGGACGTTACGGCAGTTGCCCAGCAGGTGTCAGAACTTGTCACGGTCGACCTCACCCAAGAGCAATTTGACGCTCTGGTTTCTTTCACGTTCAATGTCGGCAGGGGGGCCTTCGCTCGCTCTACTCTGCTCAAGCGTGTTAACGCTAAGAAATTCGATCAGGTTCCCGCTGAGTTCATGAAGTGGGTGAACGACAATGGGAAGGTTCTTCCGGGACTTGTTAATCGCCGTCGCGCTGAAGTGGCTCTATGGCGGGAGATCAAGACTAATCGCGTGGCATCTGCTGCCACACCGGTCGACGTACCGCAGCCTCCGAAGCCGATTACGAAGTCCCGCATCGCCAACACCTCCGTCGGCGTAGGGATTGCTGGCGGTCTTGAGGCTGCGAGCCAGTTCAACCAAGCGGTCTCAGCGGCGTCCACTACGCACGACAGTGTCGGGATTTTGACAGCCTTGGTGCGTTCGCCAAGCTTTTGGATCGCTATAGCCATTGTCGTTATGGCGGTCGCTATATGGTATTGGCGATACCAGATGCTCAAGGAAGAGGGCGCTTAACCGTGCCGGTTATAGCTTGGTTCCTCTCGCCAATCGGACGCTATGTTGGTATATTCCTCGTCACCATAGCTATTCTCGGTGGTCTCTACTGGAAGATTAGGGGCGATGCCCGTAGCGATGCCCAGTTAGAGATCATGCACAATACTCTAGAGAGGATCACAAATGCGATACGTCGTGGTGATGCTGTCAGCACTGATCCTAGCAAGTTGCATGAGAACGACGGACACTGCCGTGACTGTCAGTAGCGTGTGCGCAGTTTGGCCTGCCACCAGTTGGTCTGCCAAAGATACCCCCGAAACCATTCGGGGGAATAAGTTCAACAACGCCCGACGGATGGGCTTCTGCGGAGAAGACTGATGGCTAAAATGTCAAAGCGTCCTATGCCTTTCGAGAAGAAGGGAAAAGCTATGGACAAGAAGATGAGCCCTAAGGCTGACATGATGAAGAAGGACACCAAGATGCCGTTCATGAAGAAAGGCGGCATGGTGAAAGGTCGCAAAGGCTGCTAATAGTTAAGCTGTCTTAACTGGGGGGTATGCCATGGGTCGTCCTGTATCTTCGATATCAGAGAACCGTAAGTCTGAGCCTTTTGAGCTGCAGGTCGCCCGTGGCAATATCCCTTATCACCGGTCTCTAACCGTCTTTGGTTATAACCAAGACTTAGATACGGCTGAAGAAAGTGTTTGGCCGGATGGCGGCAAGGTTCCGCACGGCCAGTCACCGGCTCAACTTCTCGTTAGCTCAACCTCAACGGACGACGCTGGTGCCGGTATAGGTGCCCGTACTATTCGGATTGACGGGGTCAACGCTAACTACGACGAAATCTTTGAGATCGTCACCCTGAGCGGTCAGACTGCTGTTACCACGACCAATACCTTTGCAGCGGTCAACAACGTAACTGTCCTTACCGTTGGGTCTGCTGGCCATAACGTAGGCGTTATTAACATCGGGACTGGGGTAGTTACGCTTGGCGTACCAGCCGTTCGTTGGGATTTAATCTTCCCAACATTCAACCAACGAACCACTGGGCACTTCACCGTGCCGAATGGTTTTACCGGTTATATCGTCGAGGGTATGTTCACTTCTGGTCAAGAAGTTGGAACGACTAGCGTTGTTGGTAAGTTACTTGTTACCGGCCCCGATCATGTGGCCCGCGTCGGTGCAGTCGTCGCTATTAACAATGGCGCTGTTGAGTACAACTTCAAATACCCGCTTGTGATCCCAGAGAAGTATTGTGTTGGTGCCACTGCTGTGGGCTCAAACAATAACAATCTGGTCTCATCAATGTTTACCATCCTGCTTATTAAGAATGAGCAGCCGTTCTCGTCAGGAAACTGGTAATGGCTAAGAACTGGATCGCCAAAGCGATTAAGAAGCCGGGTCAGCTCCATAAGGATCTAGGTGTCCCTCAGGGTCAGAAGATCCCCAAGGCTAAGCTCGAAGCGGCAGCTAAGCAAAAAGGCAAAGTTGGTCAGCGTGCTCGCTTGGCTCAGACCTTGTCCAAAATGAACAAGGGCAAGTGATGGCAAAGACACCTGTTTGGGATAAGCCGAGACCAAAGGGCCTCGGTCCTTCTAAGAAGATGTCTGAAGCTCAGAAAGCCAAAGCTAAAGCTATGGCGAGTAAAGCTGGACGTCCGTACCCTAACCTCGTCGATAATATGCGTGCAGCTCGGAAGGGTAAGTGATGGCTAAGACCCCAGCATGGCAGCGTAAGGAAGGAAAAGACCCTAAAGGCGGCTTGAACGCCAAGGGCCGCGCAGCTTACAACAAAGCTAATCCCGGTAAGCCGGGTCTCAAGCCACCACAACCCGAAGGTGGGCCGCGCCGTGACAGTTTCTGTGCCCGAATGAAAGGGATGAAAAAGAAACTGACTAGCGCTAAAACAGCCAATGACCCTAACTCCCGCATCAACAAGTCGTTGCGGGCTTGGAACTGCTGAAAGGAACTAACATGGCTAAGTCACCTAAAGTCGAAGCTACTTCGGAAGTTACTACCGAAGTAACTGTTACCGTAACAGAACAGAAGGCCGATGCCGCTCCTGTTGCTTTGAGCAAAGCTACGCTCGAAGAGATTGAAGCTGGCAAGAAGGCTTTGGCTAAGAACGGTAAGTGAGTGTTAAATGGTCGCGCTTCGCATCAACGTCTTTGGGGGTATGATCCCCATACAGGATGATCGTCTGCTCCCTGACGGTGGTGCGGCGCTGGCCGAAAACACATGGATGTACTCTGGTGCGCTCGACGGCATGAAGTCGCCGCGCCTTGTGCGTAATCTAGTTAACCCGGCTGCTACTCGCGTTTACCGTATCCCGAGCGATCCATATTCTGGAGATACGTTTAACACGTCCGTGTGGATGGAGTTCCAAGATATCGATGTAGAGGTCTTACGAGCTCCGGTTCGTGATGACAGTTACAGGCGGTTTTACTGGGTCGGACCTAATACAGTCCCGACGTACAATACGTACTCTCGCATCGCTACTGGGAATAGCGCCTATAAACTTGGGATACCTGCACCGGGTAGCGCTCCCAATGTTGCTGCTCCAGTTACGCCAGACGATACAGTTGCTCCGACTGTATCGTCTGCCAGTGTTAGCGGTGCCATGCTTCTCATCAAGTTCACTGAGGAGCGTAGGCTTGATGCAGTTAACCCTCCACCTGCCACTGCGTTTACGGTGACTTCGCCTACGCGCACGTTTGAGATCGCGTCAGTTGCTATCGACGGCCCAGCGCGCACATGCACGCTCAACCTGTCCGAGCCCGTAGATCCAAACGAAGTCATTACTCTGACGTACAAAGATCCAACCACTGGTGACGATAAGTCAGCCCTGCAGGATGAAGCTGGTAACGACGTTGCTTCATTTACGCTTACAGTCGGGAACGATACGTCAGACAAGATCGGACCTACGTTCCGTCAGGCCCTTCTTGAGCCGGATGGTGTGACGCTCAAGGTCTGGTTTACGGATGCAAATCCGCTTCAAGATACCAATCTTCCGGCAACGTCGACGTTCAATGTTTTGGCAAACGGCGCGAAGGTTAACGTGTCTTCGATGTCGATCTACCCGCCTGATCGTTGCGTGATCCTTACGCTCGCGAGCGCAGTATCCGTCGGTGCAGTTGTTACTGTCTCATACACTGATCCTACGATTAGCAACGACGCTAATGCGATCCAAGATACGGCTGGTAATGATGCTCAGGGCTTCGTGATGAAGCCGGTTGAGAACACGGCTGGCGATAACTCAAGGCCGTCTATGATTGCTAACTCGGCAATCAATAATATCGTGAACCTGAAGTTCAACGAGAAGTTGATTACAAACTCCCCGGCTCCGACACGCTTCGGGGTTATTGTTAACGGTACAAACCATGTCCCGACACAAGTCAATGTCGACGGGGTTGATGCTCTTGTTGTCCTTACTATTCCGATCACTACGCTCTATGGCGATCAAGTTCTCGTAACTTATGACGCTGCCGAAGATAGCCGCGTTAAGGTTCTTGATCTGAGTGGTAACCAGATTAACGGATTTACCGCGTTCCCAGTCGTAAACCAGAACGCATATTTTTCACCTTATGATCCGAACACTGGCGGTGGCGGTGGCACGGGGGGTAACGGATGACTGATACAACCGTTGGTTCTGGTGGAGATGACTTTTGGGTCGACCCGATTACGGTTGTCCGGTCGTACGTATATACGTATGTATCTGAGTTCGGCGAAGAAGGCCCCCCAAGCGCTCCGACCGTTAAGACTGGTAACGTCGGCGAGACTTGGTCGCTGCTGATCCCGGACCCTACCTCATCGCAGTTAAACGGTAGATCGATCACGACTAAGCGCGTGTATCGTACTGTTACATCTGTACTAGGTATCGCAACTTATTTTCGTGTCGATGAGATCGCAGTAGGTGTTACCAGCTATTCTGACAACAAGACTGATGACGATATCACTGGTAACGAACAGTTGCAGAGTACCGGATGGATACCGCCAGATAGCAGCCTGAAAGGCTGGGTAGCGATGCCTAACGGGATCATCGCTGCGTGGAAAGATAACGAAGTGTGGTTCTGCGAACCATACCGCCCGCACGCATGGCCTGCCGAATATGCTGTAGCCGTCGACTACCCTGTTGTTGGCTGTGGCGTCATGGGTCAGACGCTTATTATCTGCACGACAGGCTCACCGTGGACTGCCACAGGCGTGCATCCGTCTGTTATGTCGCTCGCCAAGATTAACTCTTACGAGCCATGCACGTCGCGAGCTTCAATCATCTCAACGCCAAACGGCGTCATTTACTCCAGCCCGAATGGTCTTGTCGTTGCCACTCCCGGTCAGGTTACGAACTTGACGCAGGGACTTATTGGTCCGGCGGAGTGGAAGAGCCGCAGCAACATCTATAAGCTTCGCGCCGTGCAGTTTAACACTGCCTATATGGCGTACGAGACACCGGGCATTACGGAGACGAATGGGATCATGATTGATCCGTCGGCTTCAAACTCGCGCCTTGGGTACATCCAGCTTAAAGATACGTCGTACGCGATTAGTAACATCATCGCAGACCCGTGGTCAGCTTTGCCTTTGATTATCAAAGGCGGTCAGGTTTTTGTCCTCGACAACCCAGACAGCACAAATCTTCAACCGTATAAGTGGCGGTCGAAGATCTTTAAGATGAACAAGAAAGAAAACCTTGGCGCAGCCAAGATCTATTTCACTGTTCCTCCCGGCGCACCTACCCTTATCGACCGTGTTGTAAACCCAACTACGCTCACTGCGAGTATGTATGGTATCTTCCGCGTCTATTGCGACGGCGTGTTGCGCTTCTCGCGAGAGCTCCGTACCTCAGGGGAAGAGTTCCGCCTGCCGTCAGGCTTTATGGCTGAGGAGTGGCAGTTCGAGATTGAAGCTCGTGTGATCGTAACTGATATTCAGATCGCGTCGACTTCAAGGGAGCTTGGACGTGGTTGATGTTCGTAATAACAAATACGCAGCTATCCCCGAAGTTGGAACGACACTAGATAGTGTCGCAACGGCTGTTCGCGCCCTCAAGCAGACTGTAGAGGTTCTAAGTCGTCAGACTGGCGATAGCAGTGCATGGGTTGCTACGGTTGCAGATCTCGATACCGCCATTAAGAAAGCGGTCACTATATCTACAGAGAAGACGAACTGGAGTAAGATCCTCCTAGATCCGACACTCGATCAGATCCTAGACAAAGCGGCGGCGCAAGCAGCTAAATTAGCTGAGCAGAACCAGCGTGAGGCGCGTATTGCGCTCGCCACGTTGCAGAACGCGCTAGATATGTTTCGGCAAGGTATTGAGGATACCAATGCCGTAACTAAAGCTCAGATCGTTCAGCTAGATGCGGCAGTCGATGACACTAACGCTAAGATCGTAACAGAGCAGCTAGCCCGCTCGACAGCGACACAGGCGTTGTCTGGCCGTATCGATACGGTAAACGCTCAAACGCAGGGCATGATCGCGGCGGTTACTACCGATATCCTTGCGTTGTCAGGTCCAGATGGTGCGATTGCCACACAGATTAACGCTGTTACTACCGCGTCAACTAACGCCTATACCTATATCCAAAGTAACTTCCCACGCTCGCTTCTAGTTAACGATTACTGGGTCGATGTTAACACGTCGCCACCAGTTATTAAGCAGTGGAATGGTTCTCTATGGGCTACTCGGTCTGCGTTCATTCAGTCGACAGCTCCAACTTCGCCATCTGTTGGAACTATCTGGTTCGACACTACGACTACGTTACTGAAGGTCTATAACGGATCTAGCTGGCAGACGCAGACAACTGCGTTCATTCAGTCTAGGACGCCTCGCGTTATTGCCGTTAATGATCTTTGGCTGGATACCGCTTTAGCTAACACCCTTAAAAAGTGGACGGGGTCGGCGTGGCAAGTTGTTACAAACGTCGACAGCCTCGGCGTGCTGCTTTCAACTCTTGTCACCGAGAGCATTTCAAAGACTGACGGCGATAAGACTACGGCTACTCGCCTCGATAACCTTGTATCGATTGGCCCTGATGGTAACACTGCGACGATTAACGGTACGCAGGTTACGACAGCTAATGGTACGAGCGCCCTAGCGTCTGACCTTAACAGCCTTGAAGTTAAGACCACTGGTGGTTCGGCTGGCGGGTTCTACCAACTTCTGGCAAGCGCTAGTCCATCGGACGGAGCGGCTGCAGAATTTCAGGTACAGGTCCGTGCGGCTGAGAGTGGTCCTAACTCTACCTACAGCAGTGCTGGGATGCGTATCCAAGCGTTCTCAAATGGCACAAGTCGTATCAAGTTCAACACAGACCAGTTCATCGTAACCACACCAACTGGTACAGCGACACCGTTTTTTATTAGTAGCGGTCAGCTCGCGGTTGATGCTGCGCTGTCGGCTTCTAAGATTACTGGGTCGCTTCCTAATACGCAGGTGAGTGGGCTCGGGCCATTTGCAGTATTAGACAAGATCAGGACTTCTAACGTCGCGACCTATATCGATCTCGCAGCTATAGGCAGCGCCTATATTGGCGATCTCGACGCGGGTAAAATCACTACTGGTAGTTTAAGCGCTAACCGCATTAGTGGCGGCACGCTCACGGCTGTGAACCTTCTAATTACCAATAGTAGCGGCCAGTACATTTTGCAGGCGTATACCGGCAACCAGAACGTATTTCTGTGGCGACCGATTACTACCTGCCTAAGTGGCGGCAACATCGCAGACCCAAACCTACCAGCACTTAGTACCAGTGCTAACGGAGTTGAGTGTATCTACGGCCTTGGCGCTGATGGTGGAGCCTTCAACCATGGCGTTCGTGGCCGATCTAACTTCTCAACTGGGTACACATCTGGACTTGTCGGCGTAGCTAACGGCTATGATTTTTATGCCGAAGGTAACGGGATAAACTATGGCCCGTTTACTGGTGCTCACGATGCTCTTACTGAGATAGACTATGACGTCGAAATTGGAGAGATCGTTGTCGATGTGGAGTGCCTTGTCCGTCGTAGTGTGTCTAACGTCCTTTGCCGGGTTGAGAAAAGCAGTCGCCAAAACCAAAAAGGTGTTGTTGGGGTAGTTGCGTATAAACACGGACGTCTCGGCAATACCATGCCACCGGCAGTATTCGATCAGAACCCTCCCCCTCAGACAGAGGCAGCTCGTGATGGGAGCGTAGAGTGGCCTGTTATCCTTACAGAGGACAGGTATGTCGAGAACGAGATGACCCCTATCTGGGAGGCCATGCGCGGTAACTACGACTACATCGCCGTCAATGCTTTGGGTGAAGGTCAGGTTCTCGTCTGTGGAGAAAATGGCGACATTGAGACAGGCGACCTCATTGTCTCGTCCTCCATGCCGGGTAAAGGTATGAAGCAAGCCGATGACATTGTCCGTGGTTGCACCGTTGCCAAAGCCCGTGAGAATGTTACATTCTCTTCACCGGACGAAGTTAAACTTGTCGCTTGCATCTATCTGTGTGGTTAATGATCGAGCTAGGTAATCCAGTTCACGGATATCTAATAGCCGAAGGGGCAGGCGTACAGTTCAATCCAGCCGTCGACCGCGTCATCTCTAATGTCCGCAATGGTGAGTTGACTGGTGGCGTTATTTTCAATGGGTACACTGGTGCAAGTATTAACCTGCACACCTATGGTATTGATGCAAAGTGGGCCAGTAGGGACATGCTTTGGATCACGTTCCATTACCCATTTGTGCAGCTAGGATGCCGGAAACTGTTCGGCCAAATACCTGCAAACAACAGTCATGCCCTAGACTTTGACCTTAAATTAGGGTTTAAGATAGAGGCTCGGATCAAGGATGTCTTCCCAGACGAGGACTTGATCGTTGTGTCTATGGTTCGTGAAGACTGCCGTTGGCTAAAACTGAAACCTAGCCGCGAGTTTTTGATGCAGGAGGCTGCGTAATGGGTGGTAAAGCTAAGGCACCTCCGGCACCAGATTATAGCCAACTCGCCGCAGCCTCAGAGAAGTCTGCCGAGTACTCCTATAAGCTAGGCCGTGAGCAGCTAGACTGGGCTAAGGAACAATATAGGCTTGACCGCGAAGTCTCAGACCGCGTCATTGGCCGCGCCATGCAGATCATGGAGGACAATCAGCGAGCCGCCGAAGCTGATCGCGCCTTCTATACCGAGAAATACCGCCCGCTTGAGATGGACCTCATACGGGACGCCTCGACATATGGCACTAAAGAACGCCGCGAACTTGAAGTTGGACGCGCCCAAGCTGGCGTAGCCCAGCAGTTTGACCGCGCTCGCGAGGCCGCTACCCGTAACCTTGAGAGTTTCGGTATTGATCCGAGCTCGACCCGTTACGCTGCTCTTGATATCGGCGCTCGTACAGGTCAGGCGGCTGCTACGGCGGCTGCTGGTAACCAAGCCAACGCTCAGGTTGACGCGGTATCCCGCGCCCTGCGTTCTGAAGCCATCAACGTCGGCAGGGGCTACCCCGGTCAGGTTGCCGCTACATACGGCACTGCACTTCAGGGTGGTAACCAAGCAGTCAATGCTGGCCTCGCTACCACAGCCTCCGGTGCTAACACCATGGGAACGGCTACTCAGTGGCAGGGTCTCGGCAACCAAGCCGTTGGTACTTGGGGCAACATCCTCAATATGGGTTACCAGAACTCGCTTGATGCTTGGAAGGCTAATCAGTCCAGCTCATCAGGTTGGGGCGGTCTGGCTGGTACCGTTCTTGGTATCGGAGCCAAAGCGGCTATGTCTTACCTTGAAGATGGTGGTCCGGTCTCTGGTGGCGCAGTCCCAGCCGAAGCTTCTCCGACACGTGGTAAGGCCGTCGACGATGTCCCTGCCCGTCTGAACGCTGGCGAGTTCGTTGTTCCTAAGGACGTCGTCGCTTGGGTCGGCGAGAAGACCATGCACCAAATGATCGAGAAAGCTAAGAAGGAGCGCACGGATCTTCCGCAGCGTTCTGGAGCAATCCCTGAAGTTGGTATGGCACCAATTCAACCCCCGACATTTGCATCCCGTGGAGCCGTCTAATGGGTTTCGCTCAAGAGCTTAAAGAGTTCACCGCTGGCCTGCAGTCTGGCTGGAAGATGATGGACGATAGCGAGTACCGCAAAGCCTACCTCAAGGCCCGTAGTGGTGCTTCAAAGCGCCATTACGGTTATGGTAGTGACGAAGACGAAGATAGTTCGTTGTCTGATTTCGAAGCTGGTGCGAAGAGCCTGCTTGGTGCTCGCGGTCGCGCGTTCCGCGCTGGCGACATCAACACACTAAATAAGCTCGACGAAGACATCATTAACTACAACAAGATGGACCCCAACATTGGGGCAGGCACGTCTGAACTTTACGCGACTGGCGGTCTCGTAGGTTCGAGCATAAAGCGCGCTGTTGACGATGCTACTACGCCGTCAGATGAAGCCGCTCCCACTAATACTGAGCAGTTCGACGTAGCAGACAAGATGTTCGAGCTTGCGTCTCCCGGCGTGGATGCCGGTGTTAAGAACATGGTCCAGAACCTCACGGCTAGTAACGAAGCTGTGGCTGTCGACGGCGGCGAAGACAAGTATCGCGCGTTCGCCCAGAACAAGGGCGCGTTCACTAAGGACCAAATTGCAGCCCTCGATCAGATCATCGATCCCGACAATGTGCTTCCTGAGGAAGCCAAGAGCGCGGCGCGTATCGCAGCGATGTACGAGTACTATGATAAGAAGGGCGAACCCGATAAGGGTGCCGCCGCTGCCAATGGCCTTCTTATGTACAACAAGGCTAACTCGCAGACGCGCGGTATGCTTGCCACACAGGCACTCGAAGACGGTGACGTTCGCTCTGCAGCTAAGTTGATCGCCGACGCCTACAATTACGATCTTCCGGGCCCGATGCAGATCCGTCCGGCAGTTGCGACTGAGGGTGAAGACTTCACCGTCGGCCCCGATGGGGCAGTTAAAGCTAAGATCGTTAAGGGTAACGTCACTCAGGAAGAGATTAACGCTACACCGCCGCAGCTTGCCCAGATGGCGCAGCAACTCAGAAGCGGTCAGGCGTTCACACAACAGCTCGGTCAGGTTGCAGCGCAAGCCAAAGCGCGTGGGATTGGTGCGAAGCCTCAGGCTAAGGCCGGTGCAACAGCTCCAGCCACTGAAGCTATTGATACTACCGCTCTGATTAAGGAGCATAACATCCTCAAACGCCAACACGCTGCCGCTGAGACGGAGGAAGAGCGTGCGCGGATTGAGGACAAGGCTACCGAAGTTTACGGCAAGATCGTTGCTGGTGTACGTCAGAATATCCCAGCTAAGAAGCGCTCTGATACTGGCGTAGCTTACGCATTGCGCGGTCTTGGCGTGACACCATTGTCTCCCAGCGGTTCAGCAAAGGCTAAGGCTAGCGAAGCGGTCGACGTCGATAAAATGACCCGTGCGGTTACTACCCGTGGTTACGTCGATATGCTGTCTGACAAGGATGTCGACACTGGCGAAGCGATCCCGGTCGTCCAAGGCGATGCACGTTCTGAGGCTACTGCCCCGGCACGCGCTCGTGGCCGCTTTGTTGAGAGCATGACGACTGGTCAGCTTGGATCGACGAAGGCCGATATCCGTTCGGAGAACACGACGAACCTTTCGGTCAAGGGCGAGAAGCTCAACGATGTCTACAAAGAGTACGAAGAAGCTATTGCTGGTACTCCAGAAGCTCCGACTATGCTTGCCAAGCGCTTACCGAAAAAAGACATTGGCCGCATCCAAGATGCTGCCGTTGTCATTGGCCAGAAGAACGAGATGACTAAGGGCCAAGTGGCTCGTTTGATGAATGAAGCTGTCGACCCAAACACGCCTGTACGTTTCGACAGTTCAGGTCGTCTGCGTATTGGTGACAACCGCCCTGTGATCGTTGATGGTGCGACGGCACGCCAGATCATGGGCGTGCAGAAGTCAGTTCGTGACCGTGGTCCTTCTCCTCTCTCCGCAGAAGATATGAAAGAAGCTAAGCGTGTCCTAAAAGAGAACCCAGCTAGACGTCAGGATATGCTAAACTACCTGAAAGAAAACGGATTTTCGACTGAGGGACTGTGATGGCTGAGCTCGATTTCGAACAGTTTCTCAAAAGCAATGCGGATGAGAAACTGGATTTCGAACAGTTTCTCTATGATGAAAACAATCCGAAGCCGGGTTTTGTCGGCCAAGCTCTAAAGGCTGGCGAACAATATCTGCGTGATATTAGCTCGACTGAGCCAGAGAAAGAGACCGCACCGGGGCGCGTTGAGCCTCCGCTGATGGGCACTGATCCGATGGGTGATAGCGCAGGTCTTGCGATCATGCGCGATGCCCCCATGCCAGCCTCCGAGCCCGAGCGTGTGCGCGACAGTTCTGTTTTCCAAGAGCAGCCGCGTGACCAAGGGCTTGGTAACGAAGGCGATCAGTTTCGTGACGTTGGCCTTGGCGTTAGTAACGCTATGGGCGACTTCTATGACCCCGCTGGCGGTAACGTCGTAGCTGGTCAGCTCGCTTCTAAGCTCGTCGCACCGTTCACCATGTCTGCCGCTAAGGGTATGGCTGGTTCGATTGGTGAAGCGGCACGTGGTCTCAACGTGATGTCAGAACTTCTGACGAACGAAGAGATCAAACTGGACTGGGCCAAAGATCTTGCTGATTGGTCTGAAGGTCAGGCCAAACTGGTTCGCGGTGAGATCAATAGCCTGAGCGAAGTTAGGGGTGTCGGGGATTTCGGCACATACCTGATGGAGCGTTTTGGCGAAGGCTTTGGTGGCTTCGCTCCTTTCATGCTTGGCGGTGTCGCGACAGGCGTGGGCATTGGTGCCGTGCAAGGTATCGGTGCGACGTACAACGCTTTGCTCGAAGACAAGGGCATCCAAGACAAGCTCAAGTCTGGCGAGCTAACACAGCAGGACGTCCGTAGGATTTCACTCATTGGCGGTGCCGTGAACGGTCTCGCCACTGGTTTGATGGTTAAGTACATCGGCGATCCGGGTAAGTTCACACAGAACTTCACACGCGATCTTGCTCGTCTGGCCGTCGCCGATCCTGCCATGTTTGCCGTTGGCGGGTTCGCTAGCGCTGCAACGACCGAGCTTCTGGCCGGTTACTTCGGTGGTAACGAAGACTTTGTTCATCGTGCAGCTAAGGTCGCGGATGCTACTGTTAATGCGTTCTTCAGCGGTGTCCCGTTTGGTGGTGTAAAGGTTGCTGGCCGCATCGAGCGCCGTGCAGAAGAACGTGCTGCCCGCCCACCCGCTGGTGTCGATCCGGCAGTAGCAGAAGCAGTAAAGCCTGACGCTGGTACGGCAACGACAACTGATATCGATCCGACGGTTGAGGCCGCAGCGAAGAACGATCTTAACGAGCGAGCTAAAGAGCTTGTGCGCCGCGTTAGAGAGCAGCGCGCGGCTGAGGAAGCCGCAGCTAAAACTACTGAAGAAGCTAAGCCTGCCCCCGCTGACGTCTCGTTCTCTGATGTTGTTGAAGCGCAGGGTACAAAAGCGTATCCACGTGCCGCGTATGAGACGCTGCAGAAGCTTCCCGAGGGAACAAAGCTATATACGCCGGATGGCGTTCTCACATTCACAGTCGAGCACAAGGAACCTGCGACTGGGATTGGTGCTTTCCTTTCTGGCAGACGCCGCTTACCGCGCACCGTTGTGCGGTCTGTATTTTCTGACGGCACAACTGGTCCATCGTTTGGCTTCTATACAAGCAAGAACGGTAAAAGCCATTGGACCACAGGCAGGTTAGATTTCAGCGAGCTATCGCTGACACCGCCAGAAGGTAAGACAAAGCGTCAGATCGAAGACGAAAATATCAAAGCTGGTATCGAAGCAACCCAGCCTGAGCCTACAATCGAACAACGCACGCAGGGCGAACCAACTGTTGCCGAGAAGCCCGAACAGTTTGAGGCTCAGGTCAATGATATGGTCAGTCCTGAAGCTGGCCGTTCTACTGTTTTGTTCCCAGAAGGTGTGACGTTTGAAGATCGCCAACTTGTGCAGAATGGCATCCCTCCTCTGCCAGAAGGTATGAAGTCCATCAAGCTGCCGAGCGGTACTCGTGCGTACTACAACCCCAAAAAGATTACCGCCAAAGCTCTGCGTGATCTTGATAAAAAGGGGCGTCTTAACGAAGCCCTTGGCATGGGTGATACTTCTAAGACAGAAGCAGTTCGTGCCGTCGAAGAGCGTGGCGCAGAGCCTGCAGCCATCACAGTTCGTGATGAAGCTGGTACGCCGAAGACTGATGCTCTGACGAGCAGCGAGACGGTTAACGCTGATATCGCCAAGGTAGCCGAACAGGCTGCACCTACTGATACTGTCGAAGTCCGCACACCGCAGGAAGTCATAGCAGAGCGCGTCGAAACTCCTCCCGCCGGTGCCGGTCCCAAGACTGGGCCAATCGTTGAGCGTGTGCGCCGCCGCGTTAAGGCTCCCGAAAAGCCAAAGGCAGCAGCGTCGGAAGCTCCTGTTACTACCGAAGTAACGCCGCCGAAGGCTGAGCAGCCGCCGCGTCGTATCCTTCGTAGCGCTGAGCAGGAAGCAGAACTTGCCCGCGAAGCCGCTGCCGCGCAGCGCGGTTATCGCTTGACTACAGAAGGCGACAACCGTGACTTCGGTGTTGCCCCTGATACGACTAACCCGAAAGCACGCGACCGATTTGTGCGCCGCGCCCTCACTGCCGTTAAGACCGCTGGAGATGCTGCACCGCAGTATTACAAGGACGCCGCTGAAGCGAAGTCTGGTCAGACACGTGGCCGCTCGGCTGCAAACACTGAGCGCACTAAAAAGATTGATGCTGCATGGCAGCAAGAACATGAAGCTAATCTTGAGACCATCGAACGTCGTCGCGTAGCAGAGGAAGAAGCTGCAGCTAAGGCAGAACTTCCTGAACCCGAAACTCCTCCTGAGGTGGAGAAGCGCGACTACACTGACGCGCAGGTTAAAGCTGCCATTGACGATATCGTAGAAACTCAGCTCAAGCGGCAGAAGGATAAGGATGCGTTCCTTGCTCTTCCAAAGGAGCAGCTCGAAGAGATTGCACGTCTTCATCTCGACAGCAAAAAGAGTGATAAGTCTGGCGGTCAGTCTGACGTTAACGATCAGCAGAACTACATCTCTCTGGACGAGAACCGCGCCAAAGCCGCAGAAGACGCGGCTGATAATTACGCCAAACTTACTGGTCGCGAAGTCAGCATCTATGATCTTCTGAAGGCTGAGTACTCGTCGCGTGGTTCTGAGAAGGCTCGCCTTGCCGAACGCCTGAACAACATGACGGATAGCCAGTTTAAGAATTGGATCGTCCGTTCTGACAAGGGCGAGTTCCTTGCCGCTGTTCGTGCCAACGCTGAGTTTCCGATCAGCCGTTTGCAGACAAGCGAGTTCCGCCGTCTCATTAACGAGATCTCAGACGAGCCAATCTACGCAAGCCGCGAAACGACTGTCCGTGAGATGTTCGCTGAGAACGTACTCACTGGGGACAAGAAGAAGGTTCGTAACGCGTTAAGCGATTTTATCGAAAGCCGTATCATGCGCCTCATTGGCGACATGAAGGTAATGGTCGTCGATAACGACACAATGCGCCGCGCCAATATCCTGACTGGGCGTAGCGACCGCATTGCAGGTGCTTACGATCCGATCAAGAACCATATCCTCATCCATGAGGACTATTATGTTCCCGGCACGCGGGAAGGACGCAACCTCATTATCCATGAGGCGCTGCATGGTGTGCTGGCAAATGCTATCCGCCGTAACAAGGCTCTTGCTAAGCAGATCGAAAGCCTTCGCGATTTTGTGAAGAGCGAGCTTGAGAACAACCCCGAGCTCAAAGCAGCATACGAAGCGCTTGATGTTCGGTACGGCCTCAAGAACGCTGACGAGTTTATCTCGGAGACTTGGTCCAACCCTGACTTCCAAGACTTGCTCACAGAGATCAAGATCTCTGACGCACAGCTCCGCGCTATGAACATCAACCCGGCTGGCGGCTGGGTGCGTGACACGTTCAAGGCGATGGTCGACCTCGTCCGTCAGACGCTTGGCACTACGCCGAATACACGCTCGGCCCTTGAAGAAGCTATCCGCTATACTGACCGTGCATTTGAAGAACGTGAGGCACTTCCTCGCGGTGCAAAATACTCTGCACTCAAGCCCGAAGAGATGGCGCGTGCCATGGCCGCGCGCGAAGTTCGCGACGTTAATGTTCCAGACTACGCTGCTCGTCGTGGTATCGACGCTAGCATCCGTCGTGAGCTTGAGAGCCGTGGCGTTGATCGCGAGACGGCAACGGAGCTTGTGAACGTACTTAAAGAAGAGCTCGGTGCCGACTTCAACTTTAAGAACGCTAAGCCCTTTATCGATGAGCTCGCCAGTAACTTCGGTAGTAACGAACAGCCGAAGCCAAAGGCTGAGACTGAGATTAAGAAGGAAGCTACGACCGTCGCAGAAGCGATGTTCGTACCGACTGCGAGTTACAGAACTCCTACCAAAGCCACTATTGCGCTTTCTCGTTTGAACGAAATCGCTCAGATGGGCGACCGCATATTTGGGAAGGATACTAACCCGCTCCGCACTATCTCTGACCTTGTACAGATGCAGGGTAGAGAGAAGGCTAAAATCCTTACTGACTTCGAAGCTGACCTCATTGAGCTCGCTGCAGCTAGCAACAAGTTCAAGGGTAACGGCTTTGAGGAAATGGTTGCGATTGCACTCGACGCTTCCCGCGCCCAAGTGCATCCCGATGTTCCCCTTGCAGACCCCAAGAACAAGCATCTTGGTAAGGACAAAATGTCCGGTGTCTGGGGCAAGTCTCAGCATCCGCAGCTAGCCGAACGCTTCAAGGCACTTGCAGATAAGACGCCAGAGCTGGCACAGATCTATACAAAGATCCGTGACATGCTGCCTAAGATGCTTGATGCGCGTTTGCGTACAGTCGTCGATGCCGTTCTTCGCGGTGCGGATATCGATGATCCCGCAGTGGCACAGCGCTTCATGGATGGCAAAACTACGGCTGCAGATGTCGATGCGGTTGGTCCGATCCTAGCCAAGCATATTGCGAACGTAGTTGACGCTGCCCGTCTTGATGGCCCGTACTTTAACTTCGCTCGTCGTGGCGACTTCGTTGTCCATGGCCGATACAAGATCGAAGCTCCGGCCAACGCCACTAAGGTGCGCGACAACACATTCGACTTTAAGGACCGCAAAGATGCTGAGGAGTGGGTGCGTAAGCAGTCTCTCCCCACTAGCTTTGAGAGCGTCTATATCGATCCTAAGACGGGTAAAGACTTCTTCACGGACGACAAGGGCGAGCAGATCAAGGTCACTAAGCAGGACGTTGATGGCGAGCAGCGCTTCCGTGTCACCGTGCAGGATCGCTATACCGAGTTTGTCGAGAGCCTGTCGGAAGCCAAGTCCCGCACCAAGGAGTTGCGTGATGAAGGTCTGGCAATGTCTGACCCAGAGGATCGTAAGAACCTCACGACTGGTCAGTGGCGCGACCTGCTGCCTAACCAGATCCGTTCCCTGATGGAGACGGCTGAGCAGCGGCTCGGTACGTCTAAGCTGACACCTACTCAGCGCAACGAGATCACTGGTATTCTGAACGAGTTTTCCATCACTATGATGGGTCCGAACCGTATTCAGAGCACACAGATGCCTCGCCGTAACGTGGCGGGTATGTCGACTGACTTCGTGCGTAACACCATCGAATATATGGAGCGCTCTGCAGGCTATATGGCCCGCACGAAGTTCCAAGAGGCGATGACTAAGGCGCTGAAGGATCTTAACGACCGTACCGAAAAGCTCTCTGCACTGGGTACCGGCAACGGCACGATGGCTCGCCGTCTTGCTAACGAAGTTGAGAACCGTGTCATCGGCTCTAACGCTATCGAAGAAGCATCTTCGTTTGGCCGTGGTGTAGACCGCGTGAACGCTTTGTCCTACGCGGACAAACTGCTGTCGCTTGGCTACAGCATGACCAACCTCACGCAGATTACGTACACGTTTGCTGAGCTTGGTGGCGATCACGGTGCAGCACGCTCTGCCTACCACATCGTAAAAGCGTACAATGATGTCTCGGCTGGACGGTTGCTCGGTCGCGGCGCTGCTGAAACGGTTAAAGCTGTTATAGGCAAAGATGGTAACGCGCCTTACATCGAGCAGGTTAAGGCCCGTCTGTCTCCTAAGGAGCAGGAGCTTCTAGACTTCCTCGTTGATCGTGGTGTCGTCGACCCTGACGCCGGGTTTGACATGACGGCTATCAAGCGCCAGCGCGGTGGTAAAACAATCGGCGACAAAGTTGTTGCTGGTGCGGATAAGGGTATCGACTACCTGTCGAATGTTGCACGCGCTCTGCCCCGTGCAGTGGAAGCAGTTAACCGTACCGTTACCGCACTTGCTGCTTATCGTCTTGAGATGAAGCGTAATGGCGGTGACCACGAGAAGGCCATGCGTTACGCGCAGGACGTGGTCAGTAACTCGCAGTTCAATTCGTCTCCGACGAACGTACCGCCAACATTCCGCAACAAGTACTTGCGCCTCCCTCTGCAGTTCAAACTGTTCTTGCAGGGTTCGATCCACGCAGTTGGACGCCAAGTTGGTCGCGCCATCCGCAACGAAAGCCCCGGAGATCGCGTTAAGGCTGTTCGCGCTCTCGCTATCTATACGGCAAGCTACGCGGCTATGGCTGGCGTGCTTGGGCTTCCCGGCATGGAGTTGGCGAAGATCGCACTGTTGCTTGCGAACGCACTTAACATCTCTGACTTCAAGCCAAGCGACTTCGAACGCATGGTCCGTCGCTACATGGCTGGTATGCTTGGCAACGAAGGTGGCGAGATCGCAAGTCGTGGTCTCACGCGCATGATTGGCGTCGATACATCTAACCGTCTCGGCTTCCCGACAATCTTGTTCGGCGAACCGCGCGGCGATACTGAAGACGCGGCATGGGCGTACGTCGCCAAGCTCGTTGGCGGTGCTCCTACGGCATACGTTGTCGATGCTGTTAAGGGCTTCCGTGCAGCGATGAGCGGTGACTGGCAGAAAGCCGCTGAGCTTACCATCCCGATCAAAGCGCTCTCTGATTATCTCAAAGCTGATCGCGTTAGTAAGGAAGGTCTCAAGAACGAAGCTGGTCGCCAGACGTTCACTCCTTACACGACGCAAGAGAAAGTCACGCGGGCTATCGGCTTCACGCCTGCACGCGAGGCAGAGCGCTTTGAAGAGCGCAGCGCCATTCAGGGTGATCTTGCACGCTACAATAAAGAGCGTCAGAAGCTCATGAATGACTGGGTGTCTAACCCTAACAACCGTGCGAAGGCGATGATCGCGATTGAGAAGTTCAATCGTGGCAAACCGAAGGACGCACAGATCGACATGAAAGATCTTCGTGCCTCTGAGAAGCGTCGACAAACGGAAGAGAAGAAGGGTACTGTCGTGCAGGGTATCCGCACGAACAAGCGGAACCAGTATATCCTCGAAGACATCGACTACTACAACACCGGGAAGTAAGAATGAGCAAGCGCGATCCCGTCACTCACCGCACGCCTGAGCAAATGAAGAAGCTGTCTCGTGGCTACAACGCCAAGCCTGAGCAGGTGAAGAACCGTGTCGAGCGCAACAAAGCGCGCGACATGCTCATGAAGGAAGGCCGTGTGCAGAAGGGTGATGGGAAAGACGTAGATCATAAGAAGCCGCTACGTCACGGCGGTGGTAACTCTAAGAGTAACCTACGTGTCGTCTCCAAGAACCGTAATCGTGGGTGGCGCGATGGTGTCTAAGGCATCCATCACATCCTTTAACCTGTCCTCGATCCGCTTCTCTTTAGCTAATATCTCACGGATATAAGACGCGCCAGACTTACCTTTCTGGCGCGCTATTTTTTGTACCCAATCGTACAGCTCTTCCGACAGGATGATGTTGTACGTTTTATTGGTGAATGGATTTCTGGGTCGCCCCATCAGTCGTCATCCTCATCGTCTACTATATTGACGAGAAAATTTTTGAAGCGCTCAAGCAACCATACAGCGGTCATGCCGTCGGCAAACGAGGAGCTGAAGTATTCGTCACCTTCCTCGGTGTAGCCAATAATCATGACCTTCTCCAGCTTACCCTTGGCTTCTTCAAGGATATCGTCTGGGTTAAGGTCTAAGAGCGTCTCGCCAGTGAACTTGATAACATTGGACATGGTGGCCTCCTTGTAACAGGGAGTATAGCCACTACCTGTTACAAGGGTGTAACCGTCATTTCCTTAGACTATCCAATGCCTTAATACGTTTGTCAGCCCTATCCAGCCACTTTACCAAGGGTAAAGTCATTGGAATGACGCGCCCGTTATGAGCTGTCTCTAACTTTGTAACAACCTCGAAATCCAGCTTCCCAAGGGGGCGGCTTAGACGTTCTTCTCGCAGTTGTTTTCTAAGTCTCCAGTTAGTCATCGTTCGCCACCCCAAGTGCCTGCTTTGCACGGATAACAGCCTGCACGAGGGTGTTAACTTTCTTGTCGTAGATGATCTCGTTGAGAGCATCTTCATACCGCTTCTTGGTCATCTCTAACCACTTGATGCGGTCTTGGAGTTTGCGTGTGTCTGGGTCGAGCTCATCGACCCAATCGAACAAATCAACCTTCATTTGCATTTACCTCCGGCTCGATGTCTTTTGCTGCGATCTCGGCGAGTGGTGTGCCAGCTAGCTGGATCTGCAGAAGTCGCTGGGTACCCGAGGCGTACTGCGTGCCGGAGCCCATGCGACCAGTGACTTGCTGCTGCCCGAACTCCTGCTCCATGGCCTTCATGAAGATAGTAGGAGAGTAGTTGTTCTCGCCAAGCCAGTCTCTGAAATCGTACTCAGTCATGCGTAGCAGCCCGTCTTCAAGGCCGACCTGTACACGTACTGCGTCAAGCCTAGAAGCGTCACGCTGCACGCTGATGGAGTTGGCTGGGGGCTTACCCTTCGATACGTGGATGCGGTTCGTAAAGAGGGTGTTGCGTGCTCTCATGGTGTCTAGGTACCGAGACATGACGTCCGACACGTTGAGCTTGTCCTTCATGTTGACCGTCTGAGACTTACGCTCGTGACGCATCTCACCGATCAGCTTGCAGACATACTCTTCGAACACATCGAGATCGATTGCCGTGAAACCTAACTGGTTGGCGTACGTCGCCCCCTGAATGAGAGACGAAGCACACACGCGCCAGAAGCGTTCATCGGGATTGAGCTTGAGCTTCTCGGTCAGGCGCTTTGAAGTATCGGTTACGTCTGCAAGAACTTGGTCATGATTGTGGCCAAGGAACTCAGCGTAGTCCCGCCCGATGATGCCGTGGTTGTCCTTGAGACGAGAGATCTTGAGCGATGCTTCTGTCGGGTCGATCTGACCGATTACTCCCGGAGTAACCGTGTACTCCATCATGCGGACAGTACCGGCAGAGGAGGTACGATTGGCTCTAGCGACGTGGTCGATGAGCGGCTCGTTAGAAGCCACTAACATCAGCGTCTCCCACACACCGGAGTGGCGCTGTTCAGCACGGGTGTTGAGGCGCGACTTCTCCTTGCCGCCTGTCAGTTGGAAAAGGACTTTGTTGACGAAGCGGTCTGTGTCCTCAACGCTCTTGAGCTCGTCCCAGTACAGCGGAAGGTTCTTGAGCTCACCCAGTTTGTTGATGACTGAGTTAGGTGTGTCGCTGAGTGACTGGACGCCACGGATGGGGTCACCCCAAACCGACTGCGCCACCTTCACAGCCGTCGACTTGCCGATGCCTGTCTCTGTCGAGAACGCTGAGATCAAAACACCTTGCTCTCCGAGCGGCCTCAGGAGCGGGGCTGCGAACGCAGACACAAGGATTATGTTGAGGTCTTGCCGCTTCTGATCGGTAATCATCTGAGCCGCATCGATCCACGGCTGACGGTCACCGCTAGGTGTGTACTGGCGCTGCAGTACGGGGTCTGTGTTCGCTGCAGGGCGATCCCCATGGGGGGTGTAAACTAACCCACCGTAGGAGAAGCCCTCGTCCTTACCGTTGTTGACGACCCAGCCAAATGGCGATGAGGTTACTACCGAGTTACGTCCCTGTCTGAGCTTGTCTACCCAAGCCATGATAAACTCCTTGAACCTACGCATGAAGTGTTCTTGCAGGTTCATTCCTTGATTGCTGACGTGCTTGAAGAATGGCTCCTTTGTGGGGAGCAGTTCGAACGGGATACTGATCTGCGTGGTGATGTCCTCATTGATCTCAACCGTGAAGTTGAGCATCCAAGGATTACGCTGAAGCCATCCATCCGTAACAGGATAGGGGGCAACAGCCACGTTGATCGTCTGACCTTTGGCATCTTGGACCAGTTGATAGACCACTTTATCCGCGTCTCTAACGTACCCCTCAGGGAGGTCGTTAGATGGTTTGATGGTGTTAGAGACTGCTGGCTTGTTCGCTTGGGAAAAATTTAAGGGGGACTTCCCATCCATGCGGTGCGGGCAGACGTTACAACCAGAGTAACCAGCGGCAATAGACGTACACTTGGGCCAGCCGAGGTTCTTCTTCTCACGCTCCACAACCTTGCGGTCATAGAGCTCGTCCGTGCTTTCAGCGCTGTACTCAGGATGCCCGCACGCCATGATGTGCGCGTCCTGTCGCCCGCCTTCTGTGAAGGTTGAGATCAGGGTTGTCAGGTTCCAGAGCGGGTTGTCGTAGGCAGCGCCGCCAGTATCGATAGCTTCGCGGATGAAGGCACACTCCCGTGCCGTGTCAGCTAGGACAACAGGGTTTGCCTTGACCACCTCAATGCCCGCAGCGAGGTCATTGTCGCCCGTGATCGGGGTGCGAGCTGGCAGTGTCGGCTCAGCCTTGTAGCCCGTCTGGTATGGCTCAAGCGCTGTCTTTATGCGTTCGAATGAATACTCTTCGCCGGGAGGAAGGAGGAACCGAACATCGCGCGGGGGCTCATACTTGAAGTTGCGTGTGTCCGGTACGCGAAGCACACGGGCCGCGTCGATACTGCACTGGGTGTCGCATAGCAGGCCGAACTGTTTAACCGCAGCCACGAGCTTATGTGAGTATTCCAACCACTCATTGCGCGAGATTGGTTCTGCGAGTACCCAATGTGCATGAAAACCGCCTGACCCCGATGCTACTACAAATGTAGGCGGCGGCAGATTTGCCGCCCGACGGAACTGCCCGAACGCAGTCACCGCTTCCTTTGTAGTACTATAGGCACCTTCCTTCACATCGACGTCAATGAAGAAGGACTTGAGAGACAGGGCATTGTCACTATGCCGCACAGCGTTGCGGTACTTGTGACCCTTCTTTGATGTGCGCTCATCGCACATAGATTGGCGTGACATGCAGACGTAGATGTCACGGGTATCTTCGAGCTTGCTGGCCCATTGAATTGTACGAATGGCTTCCGCAACGGATGAGCTAGCTCGACCAGACCATAGCGGTTTAGCGGTCTCGTCGATAACTCCATCCGGCTTGCGGCGTACTGTGGTCCAGTGAATGTTAACGAACCCCTGACCATCCTCTGGCCACGGCAGGGCTCTTGCTAAAAATTCTTGGGCGTCACTGAAAGACACGGCGGTACTCCGAGTGGGGAGATTATTGGGGGGCAGGGACCGTAGCCCCTGCCCGTGATGCGTCAGATCAGGTCGTCCAATGCAGCGTCAAGCTCGTCTTCAAAGGATGACGGTGCAGCCTCTTCCTTAACAGGCTCAGGCTTCTTAACCGCAGGCTTCTTAGCCGCAGCCTTGGGGGCTTCGGTTACTTCGCCAGTAACCGGGTCGTGCGGCACGGGGGCCGGAGCAGCCTTCGCAGCCGGTGGCTGTTCAAACACGGCGTCTAGAGCCGGAGCGGCTTCAGGAGCAGTGCCAGCCTGATAGTCAGATGCTTCAGACAGGACACGCGCAACACGCGGGTCTGTTTGATAAGCGACGACCTTGGCAGCTTCCTCGTCGGTCAGCGGACGGATCGCCGAGAACACGAACTTCGGATAGGCTTCCTTGGTGTCGAACGAGATGCGAACACCGATGGACTGATAGGGATAGCCGAGAGCCTGCATCTTGGTGCCGAACGTAGCGAGGTCGCTGAGCGATGCAGCCGGGACACGAAGCAGCATAGGACCACCATAGACTTCGTTGTCGAGGTCTTCCAGCGGCACGATGGCGAGACGCTTGCTATCCGAACAAGCCTTACCAGCCTTGCCTGATGGTGTGATGCGAGCGCCGAAGGCGTTCTGCTTGCATGTCGCACAAGCTGAGTGCTGCTTCTTCGGGGCGTTACTATCGGGGGTAACGCCGTTTGATGACCAGCAATCCGGTGCGGCTGTCGAACCTTCTACATACCCGTTCTCGTAAAAGATTTTGGACAGGTGTCCAGTTGCCTTTACGATCACGACTTCGATGGATGCACGCGGGCCGTCACCATCTTCGCGCATGAGATCGCGCTCTTCGCCGCGATACTTAGTACGCCAGACTTTGCCACGGTAGCTGATGATGCCGAAGCCCGACACGACACCAGCGGACAGGTCGTTATTGATTGCTGCGTTTGCGAATACCGTCGAGACGGCACCGAACTTGGATGGGATAGTGATATTGCTCATAGATACTCCTTGGGATTACGAGCGACGGACGCCGACCATATTGGTCGTCGAATAGTTGACACCCGGAGGGGGTGCTTTGTGTTCATCGATATAGTCAGTGACAGCCTTCACGTTTGCCTTGCGGTCCAACAAGTCCCACGCGCTGTTAGTAACAACGTAGTCCATGAAAGCCTGCGGATCGGCAAGTGACGCCGTTTTCTTCTCGGTGACGTAAGCCGTACCAGCTTGGGTGCGGATGCTTTCGCCACCTACTTGAGTGAGATGCTGCAGTATAACTGAATTTAGTTTCTCAAGTGTATCCTTGTACGGTTTTAATTCCTCTTTGTGGCGGGTCTCGATCTCTTTGATCTTATCCCGCAACTTGACGTACTGCTCGACACGTACGCTGATGTCGATCCTATTATCAGTCATGTGGTTACTCCGGTGGTTACGAGTTCTCGGCAAACATTTCGAGAAGGGTATTCTGGACTTTCTGCTTAGACCTTAGTCGCGAGTACATTCGACGTTCTGCATCCGTCGACTGAAACATAAGAACGAGTTGCTTATGCTTCTGCCCCACACGGCGGATGCGGGCATTGGCTTGCTCAAAGATTTCGAGCGAGGTTGTAGGGGCAAACCATATAATAGTATCAGCCGCAGTCAATGTAACACCATGGGCCATACACTGCGGATGAGCGACCAGAACCCTGAGCTTGCCGGTGTTCTGGAAGATGTTGAAGATCTGATCTCGGTGTGCGCGTGGCGTCTCTCCAGAGACAGCTTCGCACTCGATGCCCTCCTTGAAGAGCCGCGTCTTGATGCCTTGCAGGGCATGGACAAACGGCACGAAGACGATGACCTTACGTTCGGTACTATCAATAGTATCGACTAGGGCTTGCAGGCGATTGTCGTTATCTAGTGTAACAACCTCCTTCTCCTTGGCGTAGACCCAGCCCGCGCTGATTTGTAACAACTTATTGAGGACGGCACCTGCGTTCATAGCCGTGATCTCTTTCGCTGCAATCGCTGCGTAGGCGTTGTCCTTCATCTGTTTGTAGATCTTCTCCTGCTTCGGACCCATCTCGATATCCTGCGTCCTCTCCACCACTTCGGGGAGTTCGAGGATATCGTCGAGTGTGTAACGCACGGCAGGTTGCAGAGCAGAGAAAGCTTTCTCGATAGCGTCTGGCTTAGGTACCCACTTAAATTGTGTGACGCGCTGCATCAGGTCTTCGCGAAAGCGCGAGAAGTATTTCGGTACTGTGTTCGGTGTTACGATGGTTGCCTGAGCCCAAGCGTCCGTTGGTTCGTTAGGCGTTGGCGACCCTGTCATCCCCCATACCCATGGGAAATGCTTAGCGATCTCGCGCGTTTTCTTCGTGCGGTCTGAACCACCATTGCGATAGACAGCAAGCTCGTCGAGGCATAGGACGTCGATGTCTTTGCGGTTCTTTATTTCGTCAGCGATAACCTTCAGGCCATCGTGGTTAATGATATAGATATCGTGATCTTCTGCGAGGCGCTCCAATCGCTTGGTGCGTGAGCCGTGTAAAGTCACGCTAGACAGGTGCGGCAGTGTGTTAAAGATCTCTCTTGCCCAAGTGAAGTTCATCGTCGACAGCGGGGCTACCACCAGCATCTTGTTAGCCATGCCTACTGAGCGGAGGTAATCAAACGCCCACAGCGCGCTCTTAGTCTTACCCGTACCCATGCCGTTCAGCACATAAGAGCGCGGGTTTGTGGTGAGCATCGCCACGGTTTTCTTCTGCACTTCGAACGGCTTTCCATCAGCCCAATCGTAGTGAGACAGCACGGGCGCGGGGATTTCGTACCCGAGATTGCGAAGCACTCTTGTTTCCTCAAGGTTGTGAGGAATTACAATGTGCGGGTTACCATTCAGAGTAACCTTCTTCGCAGAGGGAAAGAGGTTTGCGACGTCGGGGCGGTAAGGCACTCCGACGACGCGATGCTTGGAAGAGATATGGATCATTGGTGGTCGAGCCATTCTTTGAGTTGGGTGGTGTCCCCATCGATGACGAAGACGGCACCGCCAGCACGGGTGATTGCAGCGATGGTTAGTTGTTGTCGTTCAGTTGGTTTCTTACCGGGCGCTTTAGTCTCGACCGAGAAGAACTTTCCTTTGTAGCAGCCAAAATAATCTAGACCGCTTTTCCCGTACCCACCGGGAACGGGCATTTCGTAATACATACCGGGGTACTTCTTTAGTAACTCCGATACCTTTCGTTTTACTTTGCCTTCCGGCGTCGACATCACTCACCATTGTGCGGACACTGTGTAACAGGGCACCAACGGCGGCAAAGATTTCCCGGCTTGGGTGGGTAGTTAACCGAGACTGAGGCGTCTTCTAACGTCTTCACACGAGGCAGCAGACCATTCCAAATCTTAGGCATGTCATCACGTGTGAAGTCAGCGCGTGTGGTTGCGTCTTCTTTAAGCCAGACAAATTCTGTGCGGATCTTCTGCACGTCTGGGTGGTGTGCGAAAACACACTGAGCCATAAGCGCAAGCTGCGATCCGTCTTCTTGGATCTTCCCAGTCTTCCAGTCTAGTACGACAGCTACGGGGCCGACGATCTTAATCACGTCAGCGATACCACGGTACCAAGCCTCATCTCCGAACCATGAGCATGGCCCAAAGTCTTTGTTGATAGCTAGCTTCTGCTCGACGAGAAGCCGAGCTGTGCCGTCACCAATAACCTTTAGGCACCACTCTTCGTTCTTCTCGAACGGCTTCGGCAGAGGGGTACCTTTCTCGATACGTTCTGCTAGTGCCTTGTGCAGAGCGTTACCGTACTGGATATGCTCACTCTCTTCTTCCTTCACGTCCTTGGCGATGTCGAGATGCCAGTGACGCTTAGGGCAAGTCTCGTAGTTCTTGAGCTTGCTGTAAGACCAAGAGAAAGGCTTTGGCCGGTTACGTGTGGTAGTAACTGTGAAACTCATTCGATCCGTTCCAGTTTATCGGGCTTCTGCGTGAGTTCTTTCAGCAGTTCCCGCGCCGCGTATTCGGTGTGGCACTCGGCCACGGTTATGTAGGTATCTCCGACACTGCGGCGGGCAATAAACCATCTGCCTCTTTTGGTGGTTGGCATATGGATCAAAGTGTATTGGGTGGTAGTCATTACTTCCTCAGTCGGTTACTTCCGTAGTCACGTTAACCACAACGCGGGCTTCGTCGAACATCTCTTGCGCTGCAGCAAAACTCTGCTCCCAAGCCAGTGGTTTACTTGGCATGTAAGCTACAACACGTGAGATACCAGACTGGATGATGATCCCAGCACACGTAGCGCAAGGGTGTAATGGTGATACGTAAATCGTGCAGCCTTTGACAGATTGACCTGCCGTTAGGATCGCGTTCGCTTCTGCATGTACCGTCCGCAATAGCTTGGTCGGACGGTCGTTATAAAGCGCCCCGTCATCTCTAACGGATCGCGGAAACCCGTTATAACCAAGCGACACAACGGTGCGGTTGGGTCGTACGATAACTGCACCGACTTTCGTGGACGGATCTTTTGACCACGTAGCAACGATAGCAGCGAGTTGAAGATACCTGTGATCCCATTTCTTTGTGACATCGGGTATGTCCAGCATCATTTTGAACGCTCATAAAAACAAGCGAACAATGATCCTGCGGCTACACCTACCATAAAGATGAAGACGTGGATGAAGTACTCGCTCATGATGGTTTTCCAAAAGGCCCCCGGCTTTCGCCGGGAGCAAGTTGAACAGAGAGACAGTAGGGTTGGAGCAGAGCCACTATGTAGCTATGAACCAGCGACAGCACCATTGCTGTCGTCTCTCGCACTGTCAGGCAGAGAGCTCGGTCTTGGAGTTACCACTAGAAGTAACCCCTTGAATTTTGTCCCGCGTCTCTTTCTCGATCCAATAGCCAACAGAGAAACGCGATTTGATTTCGATGCCGTACGGTTTAAGGCGACGGCGAAGACGGTGGATGGCTACCCGTGCCGATGCTGTAAGGCCAAGCTGCTGTTCGAGCATTTCGTGGGTTACGTACGGCAGTGCTACGAGTAGTCCAAAAATTTTACGAAGAGCGGGCGGTAGTTTGTACGTTGCGGTTAGTGGGTCAACTAGCTTTAGCGTCTTTTCTAGATCACCAATGCGGCCCTTTAGTATCTCGATCTCAGTGGTTGGGTTCATTGCGACGACCCTCGATATCTTCAGCGTATAGATACCGTACCTCTTCTTCGGCACGCAGAGTTTCTTTGTACGCTCTGATCTGCCAGCGTAGCCTTTCGATCATCATGCCGATAGCGATGCAGATCGAAATTACAATTATAGTAGCCATCCAATCCATAGCCGCACCGAAAAAAGGAGCGGGGGGTTTTAGCCCCCGCCAAGTCAAGGGAGGAAACGCCCAAGGATCAGTCCTCGAACACCAAAAAGATAGTCCTATTTTACCGCCATGTAAAGTAACAAGTTTGGGGTGCTTGGCTCATTTTGCGTCTCCGTACGATGGTCCAGCTTCTGCTTCTGCAGACAGAGGCAAACCCTCTGCCCATTTCGGGGCGGTACTCATCTCGTCCAGTACTAGCTTAGTAACCACAGCGACCATGTCGTCTGGCACAATGTAGATAAGTTCGTCGTGAACCTGACCAGACAGTTGGATCTCATACGTAGAGAGCTTCTTGCGTAGACGCAGCGCAGCATCCATCACAACAATGCGTGCTAGAGCTTGGACGATGTTCTCTAGTAGTTTGCCGCCAAAGATGCGCTTGTTCTTCGTACGCCCAAAGTCAAAGACCCACTGACCGTCCTCTTGCCTGAGCTTATGGTAGTAGAGCGATAGACCGGATGGCAGGTCGATACGCTCGCGATAGATGGTTACGCCCGAAGTAACCGGACCAATGCAGTTGTGCTCATCCTCGTACGCACTAGCCATGAAGGACAGATGGCTATTCAGCATATGCCACGTTGCAGGGATCTTGGGGTATGTCGTGCGGTAGGCAGTGACGATGCGCTGGGCCTCAGCATCGTCGAGCTCAATCTGTTCTCCTAGCTGGTTCTTAGAGAGAATTTTGACGGTGGATTGGAATTTCATCCACCCCATGCCGTAACCCAGACCGAGCACTGCGGTCTTGCCGATCCAGCGCTCCTTCTTGTCGGCCTTGGTGATCGTGCGACCGAACACGACCGAGGCGAACGAGCAGTATACGTCCTCACCGGCAGCGAATTGATCGACGAGCTTCTGCTCGCCAGCGAACCAAGCAACCATGCGGGCTTCGATCTGTGCCGCGTCAGCGGCGACGACAGAGAAACCTTCTGGGGCTACGAGCGCCTTACGTAACTTGCCGCCACGTGGGAGGTTCTGCATGTTGATGCCCCAATCGCCGGAAAGACGGTGGGTGTGGGCACCAGAATAGCGCAGCGGGATAGGCATGATAGCGCACTTTCCATCCGGCCATTGCAGGTTAGCGATGCGCAGGAATTTCTCTGTGCGGCTCTCTTCTAATGTAGATTTGAGCCCAAGGCGGGCAGAGACAAGAGCCTGCACGTCTGGGTTATCGTGTTCTTCTAATTCTAAGAACGCTGGGTCTGTCTTCGAGAAAGCATACGTAGCCTTGCCAGTTGTAAGTGATGTCTTCATGGGAGGCTCGACGCCGAAGTTACGCAGAGCTTGAGCAAACTTCTCGTTGCTCATCAGATCGTCTCGTGATGTTAGGCCAGCTTTGAAGAGCAGAGCCTCCTTACTCATCCTGACTTCGTGAAGATGTTCAGCGAGCAAGTTACTATTGAGAGTAAAGGATGGCTGCACAGCGCAGCGCAGAACCATGTCTTGGATGACAAGTTCTGTCACTGGGTATGGTTGCAGGCGACGATAAATCTCACGGCACAAATCAACATCGTTAAGCGCATAGTCGGCGAGAGCTTGGTAGACACCAGCCTGCTTCATCGCCACAGCGTTCATGCCAGCGACCTTCATGATCGCATCACCTTTGACGCCGATACCAAAGTGGGTGGCTAGTGAAGAAAGAGATAGTGAGTTGGTGTTATAGGCACACTTGGCCCTCGCCATGCCGAGCGTATCAATCATGAGCTTCGGCACGAGAGAATATCGCCATTCCAAGATGCACATATCGAATAGCGCATTGTGGCTGACGATCTTCGAGTTAAGTAACTCTTGATAGTTATCGAGTACCCACTGCCTGAACTCTGCCTCGCCCAACCAGAAAGGTTCGCCATCATCAATAGCTATGGCAGCACCAATAGTTTCGTAGCGTGGATCTAAGATGTACTCCACTGGCGTCATCTTCCGCAGCGAGTATTCATTCGAGTAGTACGTCTCGAAGTCTAAATAAATTGTCTGCATGTTGGTTACTCTAGTAGTAGCGGTGTTGACAGTTGGGGGCACAAGATCTATTTAATCGGGAGCCACGGCGGTGGCTCTCCTTGGGTGGGAGTTAGTGGGCGGCGAGGTTGGTGGTTACCCTCGCCGCCCTTTTTTATGAGCACTCCAGACGACGGATTGTGTCGCCCCATTCGGTGACGTAGTTGGTGCCAAATCTAACACTATACCTACGAGCCGACGGAGAGTTGTCCTTGGTCGGAAGTAGTGTAGCCTTGGCGATGGTTGCGTTAGCATCGATAATGGCCTGCCGAGTACCCATTGGTATTGTCGGCTGACTACGTAACTTAGGTGTAGGCGTAAGTACCCTAGCGTGATCCTTCATATCGGCGGTCATGAATAGGGTCGTGATACCCGGCATGAAGAACCTAACCTGTTTAGGGTTCTTACAATGTTTGTCGAGTAGGCTAAGAACTGCGCGGACATTTGCGAACTCGTCAGCTATCGGTGTGATCTTGTCGATGTACTCCGATATGCGTGTGAAGAACGGCAGGTCTGGCGTCAGTGTGCGGGATGATCCTGCGAGATAGTTGGGGACTAGCTTCTGCACGCCGCGCAGGTCGACTTGAAAGACTGCGTTGTCGTATTTGAAGGAAGTCACTTCATTGTAAGTTGCGGATCGTGCGCCTAGTTGTTGTGCGCGGTGCAGTGCGTCCTGATCTTCCTTTGGGACAAAATAGTCAAAGACCTCGTAAGCGTTGATGTTGCACTCATACAATGAGTACATACGCCTATTGAGAGTTTCTAATGCGTTGCAGAGCACATGGAAGACTGGTGGGCTAAAAGCAGACATCGGTTACTCCTAATAGTTACGAAAGAGAAGTGTGGGGATTGCAAGGTTTCACGGTGGTATGTTTCGGCTTACCTGTACGGGGGCACCGAACCCTGCCTTGTCGCGCCTTCAGACCGTGCGGTGAAAAAGAAGGAAAACCGCACGCTGTCACGCTCACCCGACCCCACTAGCGGTCGTGGGTAGGAGACTACCCCCCGTCAGGATGCCTTGATGGGGCACTCGACTACGTCGCCCCATGGATACTTTTTGGCCTCGTTGGAGATGTCACCCCAGAGGACTGGATAGCTTGGTTGTGTGTCGGGGAACGAGCCGTCGCCATCTGTCAGATAGACCAGAGCGTCTGGAGACAGGTCATGCTCTGCAACCCAGTCGAACACAGGAACGAAGGACGTACCACCCCAACCGGGAACTGGTTTGGCACGTAGCGCACGAAGATCGCTAGCGTCCTCGACCTCGTCGATGCGATGAACCTTAGCATCGCACCACACTGCGAGAAGGCGACGAGGCTTGAGATCCTCGACGATACCAGAGAGCTCGGCGAAGAAGCGGTCGATGATGCCGGGATCTGCAGCGATAGAGCCGGACGTATCGATAGCTACTACGATAGTACCCGCAGCGTGGCCTGAGCGACCGGGTGCATAGATAGGATCTTCGCGAGAGATAAGACGACGATCAGGACGCCGCCAGTCATAGCTGCCTGAGCCAACCTTGCGAGCGAAGAACGCATCGATCTTGTCTGTCCACGGAACCTGAGGATCGAGGATGTCGCCGAACATACGCTCGATGTTGGACGGTAACTTGCCCTGAGCTTTAGCAGCAGCAAGTCCAGCAGCTACAGCCTGCTTCCACTCGATCTCGTTACGCTCGGAGTTACCTTTGCCATCACCGGGTTCGAGATGCTCGTCGAAACCGCCGCCATCATTACCGCCGCTACCGCCATCGTCGTTCTCATATACTTTGCGGTACGCATCCATGGCGCTGTCGTTACCTGTTGCAATGGTGCGATCATGTAAGCCCATTGTCGGAAACGAGCCGACGTCAGCCTCGATGAGCGCGTCATTGATAATGTAGTCAGTCGCCTTGTTCATAGTCTTATGCTCGTATGGGAGCTTGGTACCATCGGAGTAACGCACCTCGCCTAACTTGGCGAGACGCTTACCCTGACCACAGTGATCCCAGATGCCGTGCATAACCTCGTGAGCGAGGATGAAGATACGCTCGGAGAGAGGGAGCTTGAAGAATGTATCGGGGTTGATGAGGACATTGACGCCGTCAGTCGCAGCATACGGCACGTCTTTGGTGAACGTGGCGATGTACTCTGAACCTAACGGGTTCATCATAGTGTAGAGAACATGAGAGAAGGCGGGGCAATTCCAAAGGAAAGCTGCGCGTGTCTCTGTCCATAGACGGAGCTGAGAAGATGTGATCTCGCAAGTCGGAATAGAGTTAACTGTGCGTGCAGTCATAGTGGTTACTCCTCGTCGGTGGTGTGTTCGAAGATATCAATACCTTCGTTGCCGTCAAATGGGTCGAACGCAGTGACCGCGATCATCGGCTTGTGCTCGTCGGAGATGAGTTGAGCGGCAGCGAGCAAGCCTCGTGCGGACTGAGCAGCGGCACGGCGTACGATGTTGAAGCGATCCTTATCCTTGAAGCGGACCTTCAGTTGGATGGTTACTGTCTTTTGCATAGTGTCTCCAGATAGCTCGGCAATGTCTGCCAGATTGTTGATGTTGTAGATGCGTTGCCCTTTCACATAGGTGGGCGGTCCCCAGTAGTCCTTCCCCATGTTACTTCGGTGGTAACTTGAGCGCTTTGCGCATATCGGGATCTGCCTGTGTGCGCTGCAGCCAAGTATGAAATATCGTTAGACCTTCACCCCTAAAGTTATATGTGGTGTACGCCTTTAGTGCCTCGTATCGTACTGGCATATCAAAGGTAGCGAACTCGCGCTTCACAGCAACCAATCGAAGTGGCGCGTGCAGTACGTCAAGGTATTTCTTATTTGGAATTTCCAGTCTGGCATATTCTGTAAGGCGAATGTATGGAATGTACGGTCGCTTCAATTCTCTAGCGATCTGCTTCGCGAACTTAGACATACCTGAGTTGGTCATGTAGTCCGAACTACGTTCCTCGTGAATGGTGCAGCCCATGATCTCTAACGTCAGCGCACGGAGATCGTCGGACAGCTTCATATAAGTCTCTGGAAGCATCGGTTACTCCTAATTGTAATGGTGTTATGGGGCGGCCCACCCCATGAGGGGGGATCAGGGGTGGGCCTATCCTAATCGCGAGTGGGGTCGTTAGCGTCGGCCCGCGATTAAGCTGCGTGCATCATGGACACGATGGTCGCGTTCTTGGTTGCCCAGTTAGAGAACGCATCGGTCATGATGAGCTCGGGGATACGCTGGCACGTAGACTTGGCGAACGTAGCAGCGAACTCTTTGGGGAAGCGGTCGACGTACTGCAGGACTGGCTTGGCTGTCTTGGCATCGACACGGGATGAGAGCTCGTAGATCGAGAGCATACGCGCGTCTGGTGCCTTGGGCAGCGGAGCATTAGCAGGGTCAGCAATGATGTCGCTGAACTTGGGGAGCTCGTGACCTAGCTTGACGAAGGCGATGAGTTGCTGCGCTGCAGCCTCGCCGATCATGCCGGACGCAAGCTCGATGACAACGGGGTCGGTCGGGATCTGGCCGTTGGGGTAGGTGGCACGGATCAAGCGAGACAACATTACGAGCGAGCGTGGCGTGCACCACGGACCTTGCTTGTCGGGAACCTTGCCCTCGAAAACGATGTGTGGGTTGGACACAGCGAACGCTACGAACAGAGGCTCGATATTGTTCTTGTTGGCCCATACCTCCCACGAGGTAACATCTGGAGTAACCTCGATCTGCAGGCGGCGATTGATAACGAAGTCGAAGGACTTGGTGACGCCAGAGCGATCTTGGCTACGGTTAGATGCTGCGATGATGGACCAGCCATCGGGCAGTTGCCACGGACCAAGGCGGCGATTGAGCAGCAGCTCGGCAGAGGCGCGCTTAGTCTCAGGCTCACCCTGACCGAACTCGTCAAGGAATAGGAAGCCACGCTTGAACTCGGTGACTGGCACACCATTACGGTCCTGCATCCACGGGGGGAGAGTAAAGGCAGAGACGGAGACTTGCTTGCCGCCGAACTCGCGATCACGTGGCACCATGTAACCCATTAGGTCAGTTGGCGTCATGGTGGCGAGGAAGCAGGTAGCAAGGCCCCATTCGAAGCCGTCGCGTTGGGACATGATAGCGCGCATTTGCTCAACCCACTCGGACTTGCCAAGACCGGGCGACGATTGAAGCTCGATGGAGATGCCGCTGT